GCCGCGTCGGCTGGACCAGCCGCGTTCCTCAAATCCACGAGTGTCCCATAGCTAATCATACTAAGGGATTCCGGTACTTCTCGTCCGACAAGGAATCCTGGTTTGCGTGCTTGCTCCAGAGTTGCCAACAGCTCTTTCTGATGACTTACCGAACAGCAAGGAAACAATATGAGGAATTCCCCATAGGTGTAGTGCCTTTGGGTTCTTGTTCTGCGCTGCTTGTATTTTTTGTTCTTCTTCATTGGTTCAAAGTTACTTTTATTGAATGGGGTAACGCTTGGCGTTTCAGGTGTTTCAAGTGCAACGGTTTATTCAGTAGCGTACGACTTGACATTCATTGTAGCACCTCTCGTTGGCTTGGTTCGGCGGAAGAACATGTTCATCATCATGGCATCCATATAGTCTGGAGAGCGACCTATGATTATCTTCATTACTTCCTTCGATATGATACCTTTCCGGCGAACGTCGTTGTCAATGTATGCCTGCTTTAATGCTCCCAGTTCCTCCATGAGCCTTTCCCGCTGGTCGGGAGTGCAGACTACTCGAATCTTACGCTCATTGATCATCTCAGCCAACTTGAAGTAGCACTCGGCTCGCAGGTTTTCGTACTTCTCCCGGTTATTGGGGTGCCCACCTCCGTGGAACTCCTTAATACCCGGCAGAAAACTTTCAAGGAAGTTGCCTACGCCGTCAGCATCAACGATTGTGTATGACCTTGGTACTTTCTCTTTGATGAGAATGTCGCGGAGCGTTTCATAGACCTGCTTGCCGGGAGAATAGACTTCATCGACCACAAAGCGACACACATTGCCTTCCCATATGCACACCACAAAGCGGTCGTGTCCTTTGGTCGCGATGTCGGCCGAACAGGATCTTGCCGGTTTTGGAAGAATGTGCTCGTTGGTAAAGAGGTCGTTGATGGCATCGTAGTCACAGAGAGTTGAGGGGTCATCATCGTAATCAAAGTTGCCGAAATACAGACGCTGGATTGTAACCTTGTCCGCCTTGAGCAAGTTGTCGATGTAGGCTTGGTCCACATGGGGGTTATCGAGCGGCAGTGATTTGATAAACCTGCGGTGCGAAGCCATTGTCCCCATCTTCGCCGGTTTTACGAAATCCGTGTATATCCAGTTGCGTCGAGGGTTACAAGTGTATAGGGCTTTAGGGATTGTATGCCATCTGGTACCGTCCGGGTTCTTTCCATTGAGCACTGAGAAACGACCTTTCAATACTGAGATTGCCTTTGCGCATATCTGCTGGGCCTCGTCGATGAAACAGTCTGTGATTCCATATGAGCCAAGACGGTCATACTCCGGGTCGGAGGGCATCAGTTTGAGGTCGCGGAAATACACCACGCTCCCGTTGGAGAAATTCGCTATAAGACGAGTCGAGTTAAATTCTACCACTGAGTTCAGGCGTAAATCTGTCAAAACCTCAAAAAACGTAACGACAGTCGTATCGCGCAGCTTCACACTCTCTTCTCGACAGATGAAGCCCACGGATCCGGCCATCGTTATTCTTCGCAAAATCTGCCAAAGGCAACCGAGATAAGTCTTACCTCCACGCGCTCCGCCACCATACAGCACTTCGGACACCTCACTATTGTCCGGGGACAAATAGTCAAGTGCCTCTGCTTGTTTGCTGAAAACGTGAACATCGACCGCACTCATTCACCTTTGGGATATTTGACAATTCAGGCTATTCCATGGATACTGTAAAATTCGTAAATGTTTCGTGCGAGAACTTATACCTGCACTCCGGGGTCAATCTGGGGCTTTTCGCCCTGATAGACGAACTTGGATTTCGGCACGAGCGTGAGTTCAAGAGCATCAAGAATCGTGTCAAGATTCTCATTGCTGATGGCACGGTTGCCAACAAGAAATGACGAGATAGTGCTGGGGTTTATCTTCGTCTTGGCGGCAAGGTCTTTCACAGAGATACCGGCCTCATTCATCTTACCTTTTATCTTCTCTCTAAACATTGTCGGTGGTTTTAGGTGATTTATAAACTTCATCGGTGTTGCCCAGAGTCAGGCCAAGCACCATGCAGATTTTCTCAAGCACATCGAAAGGGATCGTTCGGTTGCCCTTCAGGTAGGCTGAAAGATTCTGAGTCTTTATGCCAACCTTATCGCTGAGTTCAACCTGCTTCACATTGAGTTCTTTCATGCGGAGAAATATCTTCTCTCTAACTGTTGCCATATTTTCAAATTTTATGTTTGTCTTTGTAATGCCGAAGAGCCATATCCACGATACGTTCTTCTATGTTATTATCGGCGCCGGTTACGACGCTGGAATCATCGCGTTCCTTTTGGATAATCTCAAGGATTCTCTCGTCGATAGTGTTGCGCGCGAGGAGATAGTAGCAGTTAACAGCGTTCTTCTGCCCATTACGATGCGCACGGCACTCAGCCTGTTCACAATCCGAAGCCGTCCACGGAAACTCAATAAATAGAGTTCGGGAAGCAGCCGTGAGAGTGATGCCGACACCTCCGGACTTGTAATTGAGGGCTATGAGCCTACAATCTGGGGTGTTTTGGAACTTATCTATTGCCGCTTGCTTTTTCTCCTGCGAGTCAGAGCCAGTTACTGTTACCGTGCCGGGGAACGCTTTCATTATGTCCGCGATGACCGTCTTGTGAAATGCGAAGACAATGAGCTTATCGCCGCCATCGATGACATCGTGAATGAAGTTGATAGCCTCTTTCATTTTTCCGCGTGCCGATATTTGCCGGAGGTGGTTAATCTGTACCATGGCCGTGGCCCTTGCCGCGCTTCGGAGTTTAGAGTCCGAGGCAGATTCATATTCCATCAGATAGCGGATAAGATCATTCTCTGCAAATTCGTATTCCTGGCGGTTATCAATATCCACTGTGAGATACTGGCGGGTTTTCTCCGGAAGGTCTTTCAAGGCAAGACTTTTATCCCTGCGGAAATAGCACGATTGCCATAGGCGGTAATGAAGCTCGTATAGATTCGAGGATTTATCCGTGCCTTGGCAGTATCTCTCTCTGAATCTGGCCGCGCCCCCGAAATCATCTATGCGTCGCATGATACGGAGTTGCTGTATCAAATCCTCATTGCTGGTGACAATGGGAGTGCCAGTCAATAGCCATATGTATTCCTTGTTGGCGCAAAGTGCTTCGAGGTATAGGCTCCACAAAGCCGTCGTATTGCAACAGCGGTGGGATTCGTCGATGATAACCGACTTGAACATTCCGGCTCTCTTATCAAGGACAATGTTCTTGACAGTGGTTCTGCCACGTACACGGCTTACAAAATACTTCTTGACGCTTTCATAGTTCGTGATGAATACATTGCAAGTGCCCGTTTCAAAATGCTTATGCCAGTTATTTTTATTCGCATCAGAAAGTATTATGGCTTGCTTGCCAATGAATCGCTGAAACTCTCTTTGCCATGTCACTTTCATTGTCGCCGGAGCTACGACAAGACATGGATACGCTCTGGCAATAGATACCGCAGCGATACTCTGCATAGTTTTGCCGAGACCCATATCGTCGCCATTGAGGCACCGCTTATGCTCAATCATGTACTGAATTCCCTGTCGTTGGTAGTCAAAGGGAGGCAATTTCAAGTGAGTGATTGGGTACTGCAAGTCCGGCATGCGTTCCGGGAAGCCAAGAATCTCGGAACGGTCATCTACACGATGGACTCCAGAGGCAAGACCTCGCTTGACAGCATATTCACAAAATTCCTTCAAGAACCGGCGATGCTGGAAATCCACTCTCCAACACCTATCACGCATTATGAATCGCGCCGATGGGATTTTCTGAATAAAGTATGCCAAAGCAGGGCTATTATAGAAATTCAATTCATAATAGCCCTCCTTCTCTTTCTCTATGAAGAATATCTCAATCACGGCACTTTAATCTCGCTTCACGTCGGGGTCACGCACAATATTGATGACTGTTGGCATTGGGTTCTCAAGATTGACATTAACAGATTCGCCGAAGCCTTCTTCTCGGCCGAGCGTCGATAGCATATACCGCAACATCTGGCCGTCTGGTTTCTCTTTCCAACCGATAATGTGGCCGGTAGCAGGATCGATATGGGGTATGCCAAGGGCTATAATACGGGCAGCATCGAGGCACTGGTCGAATAGCTTCATTCGCGAATCCTTTACAGCAGCCTTGAACATTTCGTCTTCGCGAATCCAGTTATGAATGGTCTGACGCGTCACGCCAAGAATGCCGGCGGTCTGTGTCAGATTGCCGCCGGTCTTTCTTATCGCGTCTTCAAACTCGTCAAAATTTGGTTTTCGCATATTTTAGGTTTTGGGGTCGTCAAATAATCCAAATTGCTGTTGAGTGGGAGACTGCGGCACGTCGGGTAGCGATGCAAGCATATTAGCGAATTGCCAATTTCGGCAAGTGCTGAAGAGCCGGTTTCTTGATTGAGGGAGTCGCCAATTTATGTATTTCGTGTCGATGAATATCTGCCGCGCATTATTGATTTTCAGCTTGACAAATTCGTTGTCAATGATAATCTGACGGCCTACACTGCGCACGAAAGCCACATGGAGATTTTTGTTCCGATCAAAGTTCACATCGACGCCACAGAGATAGTAGAATCGACTTTCTTCAAGTTCAAGATTTGGGGGCAATGAACGCATAAATCCACGGACACGCTTGTCATTATGACCGAGTAGGGATTTCATGCAGTGGGTGTTGAGGTCAACACCATAGACGTATCGCAACCATAGAATTTTGTAGGTGTTGCGAAACTCACAGTATTCTATTTCTACCATTTGAGTCGTTGATTAAATATCTTATTTGCAATAACAAAGATACTGAATTTTAATCAATTATGCAAATTTTGGCAAGGTTAAGCCATCATCAAATTTGCAAATTTTCAGCACCTTAATCGTTCAACCCAAACAGCGGAAGGATATCGCCCTGACGGTTGTATGACTGATTGTTCGGGAGGTTGAGATTGAACTCGTAGTTGATGGCGTTGATGTACTCTTCGCGTGTCAACTCACGGACTTTGTAAGCCCCCCAGCCCCAATAGCCGGATTTGTTATACTGCATGAAAGACTCAAAGCCGAAACGCTCGAACATAGCCTGAACCTGCTCCTTTGTGAGGAACTTCTGGAAGAACCATTGGCCCTCCTGCATGAAGGCGGTAAGACCGTTCTCATCGAAGAACTGAACGGTTGTCGTGCAATCCACAGTGTTGCGCTTAGCTCCGTACTGCTTCATTGCAACTTCCTTCGAGCGACCGGACACGAATACCTTGCCACCCATCTTTGTGAATAGATTGAGACAGGTCAGTACGGCATCTTCAGCATACTGCGTGTTCACAGAGTTCAGCACTGCGTCGCAGATGGTGTAATCGAACACACCACCATTGATTATGCCATTCTCTTTGATGTAGGAAATGAACGCATCAATCATTTCGTGGCCTTTGGCAATTGATATGCCCTTCAGGTTGTGATTGAAGAATTCAAGACCGATGGCGTAGCGGTAGCCGAGTTCGCGGCGGAGTTTGTTGATGAACATTGCCTTGCCGCAACCGAAGTCCAAGATCTTCACTTTACGCTTGTCTTCTTTTTCCAGGTGGGGCACAACCTCACGATAAAGAACTGACCAGTCTATACCCTTGTGACGCGGGGGCTGGGCTCGCCCCTGCATAAAGTCGGCTCGCTCGATATGCTCATAGTTGAACACTCCGTAGTCTTTCTTGAAGTAGTAGTCGAAGATACCACGCTTGCCTCCCTCGAGGAAGTAGCAATGAATGGGATAGCCGAGAGTTGCTGCAGCTTTGATGTAGTTGTTTCCGAAGACCACCTCATCGCCACATACGATAGCGCAGAGAGCATCGCCGAATTTAACGATAAGACGGCAGATGTCTTTCACAATAGAAGCGTTGGCTTCGACAATCTCAAAGTCTGAGGCGGGAATGTCATCGTGAAAAGTCCCGGCTTCACGAGAAGCTTTGCACTTGCTCAACTTTTCGGGTTCAAGTTCCACGCCATTGTGGACTTGGTTGAAGAGGATTTCAGATTCGATGTCAACACCGCTTATGAAGTAAACCGGTGCTTCCGTGAGTCCTACAGCCGTTGCGGCCTTGGTACGTTGGTGCCCGGCAACGATTGTCATGTTGTCGCGGTTGACGATAATCGGAAGAATGAAGCCGAGTGTCTTTAAGCTACCCTGCAACTCCACAAATGCCTCGTCAGTAATCTTACGGGGATTGTAAGATGCTGGTCGGATGTCTGCGAATTTTACGTAATCCATGATTGTTGTGATATTTAGTCGTTTTGGGGAAATATTTATTCAGGCATTTCAAATACCGTGTCAGAATCCTCTCCACTGTCCTGATCGATAGGCGCGGAATCCTCCAGTAGGCTCTTAACGAAACCGAAGTTGACACCGGTCTGGTCCACGTAGTCATTGTAGCGACTCACAAGGGCTTCGTATTCCTCCTTGGTTACAGACACGACATACTTGCCGAATGTCAGCATGTTAATTTTCTTCGGAGTAGAACCCTTAATCTTGGTCATTACAGTGTCATCATCGTCAGGATTATAGAACAGACCTTCATCGAAGCCGAAATTTACGAGGTTGATTTCATCGTACATTTGCTGGAGCTTGGTGTAGTCGAACTCGCCAAACTCATTGTTATCTTTGATAATCAGTTCCTTTTCCTCTTCTTCGGATAGGTCGGCCACCGTGACATGAACAATTGGATTTTCGAGCCATTCTTTCCAGTAATCGATTACTGCGTCACGCTGTTTCTCGGTCATGCCGAGCCACTTTTCGTTCTCCTGAAGGATTACCATCCAATCCATCGGGGTAGTTGTCAGGATTTCCTTGAGAATTGTGGTGCGCTGGTTGCCGGCAAGCACTACATTGTCTTTGTTGACAATAATGTCGCGGTAATAGAGCATCTTCGGGAAGAGCATTATGCTCTGCTGAAGACGACGCTTTTGCCCCACGACAATCTTACGAGGATTGATGGGGTTTATGATAAGTTCTTTGATGTCCTTTTTCATTTGCCGAGAAGTAATTCAGTTAAAAATCCATCACTTATGCCGTCGTGCTCCTGAAGATATTCATCAAGACGTGCAGAAAGGCCTTTAAATTCTTGGTCTGTCATCTGACATTCCACATAACCGCATTTGAATTTTTCAGGATATGTCTTGGATAGGTCAAGATTCTTGTCGTTGATTTTGTCGTCGTAGTCGTAGAGGTTCCACGCCACATAGCCGAGGTAGTCGCCGATGGCCTCACGCTCGAAATGGCGCTTCATTATTTCGATGTCATCTTCGCCGTAGTGGAGATTGTCTTTTATAAGAATCTCTTTCTCTTCCTCGGCAGAAACATTATCGAGTATGCGAACGAACACTGTGGGCTTTTTCTTCCATTTGGCCCAGAAAGCGAGAAGCGCAGTTTTCTCCTCGTCAGAGGCCATACGGAATTTCTTCTGGTTGAACAGATAATCCTCAATCTCATTGTCATCGAGTTCAAGAATTTTGTTCAGGCACTGTACGCGACCGTTACCGCCAACAATTACATCGTCTTGGTTTACGAGAATGGGGCGCAATTCGAGCATCTTCGGAAATACGAGCAGACTCTCGATCAGCTTTCCCTCCATAAACTCGCTCATGGTACGAGGATTGTCAGGATTGGGTTTAAGTTTTCGTATGTCTTTTTTATCCATTGTGATATTGATAGTTTTCTAAGCGCAAAGATAATCAAAATGCGTAGATTAGCCAAGTATTTATAGATAAAATAATCAATATGATTAGTTGATAAGGTTAGGGATTGCGCTTTTGGTGATTTTTCACACTTAAAATGATGATTATTTGGGCTTTTTTCGTTATCTTTGCACTATGGATATTTAGTTTAGAGTCCCTTGCCCTTTTTACTGGGGCAACTGGGGTTTTTGATTAAATATCTTATTTGCATTTAAGTGAGTTAACCCGTGAGGGCCCGCTCACTTTCTTTGTTTATGGCTCCGGCAGTTTAATGATGTGAAGCCATATCCACGGAAGCCAAATCCGTTTGAGTTTTATCCACCACGAGCACTTGACACTTTTGGCAAAGAAGAACGTGCGTGAATACTTGCCTCTTGGCACACATGGATTGAACCAGTGTTTGTAACCCATAGCCTCCATCAATGGGATTGATTCTGGCGCCACGACTATTGATGGAATTGTCTTGTTGTGGCCGCAGCAACTACCGGTAGTTTTCACGCCATTACTAAGTAGCTCGATAACTTCTTCGACGATGCAAGTATCTACCCATATCTTTCTTCCGAGTGTTTCGTGGTATATCTCAATCTGATTGTCGAAAGAACCGAGCTCTACATTCTTACAATTACACATGATGTTTTTTTCGTTTATTATGGGGGTGTATTAAATTCCTCTGGTTGAATAACTGAGCTGGCTACCACTACATTCGTAAGGCAAGAGAATATCTTCATCTTCGAGCCAAGATCCGCATAGGTTTCCATTTGGATGGAAGACCATTTCAAAAACCGTATCTGGTGTTTTTTCTTTTTGTGGGTCTATGGCGGAAAGATCTGCGCTCTCCATTACGACATCGATATTCTTATACTTGTAAACCTCGCAATAATAGTAATATCCCAACACTTGAGTTATAGGCCGGAAAATATGCGGCATGAGATCAATCTCGCTCCAGATGTCATCCAACTTAATCTTTTGTTCTTCAAGAAAACGTAACTTCGGAATGTTATGCATTACTGACTTATCGTAATCCATTGTTTCCCGGAATATTATATTATCTACCCCCATTTCTCCATAGAAATCCAAATAACGCATCATTGCCTCAATGCTACTGATTCCACTTTTCAGAAGAAGGCAACTTAGGCGTGGCCTAACATTTCCAGACAAGGCTACTTTTACAACTTCGTGCATCTGCTCATTGCAGAAGTAGCTGTTACTGAATTTCATAATATCCGCATTCACATTCTCAAGATAATGCGTTTTGGAAATATTCAGATGATGAAACCCATTTTCAATAATATGGTCTATTATGCGTTTCCCATCAACAATATCGAGTAATCCACTTCCATTAGTTGTGATTACTCGCTTTCGGAAGTTGTATTTGGAAACAAGTTTTAAGATACGCAGTAGTCGATGGGATTTAGTTGGCTCCCCACCAGTGATAGATATTGACGGATTAAGGGGGCGTATGGTTTCCAATACCTCAGCCAACCGGGTAAAATATTCTTCATCATCAGAGATTCTTTCTTTGATGAAAGTCTTGCCTTTGCCCTCAAATCGCAACTGATCTATACAGAACCGACAGTCTGCATTACACGATTCGTTTACAAATATTGATAGGTTCGCATTCTCATAGACTGACTTCTGCTTACCATTAAAGGCAAATGGTTTTGTAATATAGTTCTCAGCATCAAATTCCTTACGTCGTATAGAGCGGAGAACGGAGAATTTAGATTTCATGTTTGGTATGCTATTAAAAGCCGATGACCCGCCGTTTCGCTTTTCGCGGCCGTCGAAACCCCATGTGCATCTCGTGCTGAACCGCCGGGGTAGTGGTAACTTATGCGATAGGCTCTGGTTCCTGTCTATGCGATGTGGCGGAATCTCCAGGTCAAGTGCGAACGTACCATTTGCTGCGGGGTGTGTCGGCTTATGTTATTGAATTTCTTCGCAATACTCCCATAAAGAGAGTTTGCCTTTTACATTTTCGATTGGTTTGTCAAACTTAATGGGATTGGCAAGAACCCAGTTCCAAACACCTTTCTCGGCCCATTCTGATGGGTGGTTTTGAACACAATCGACAATCTCTACACTACCTATAATCGCGGAAGTGGGATATAAGGCCCTATTACTGGAATTATAGAGAAGCGCAGTACGTGCTACTGGAAGAGGGTAGCAATCCCGTATCTCAGCATAAGGCACTGGAGTTTTCGCTGCGTGAATTAACACTCTTCCCCGGTACGACGTTCTCCATGTGCGGTTCTCAATATCCTTGCCGCCCGCGACAATTAAACCGGCCCAAGGTTGCTTTACTGTCAACGCTTTCATTGCTTGCTTTCTTCAAATAATTGCTTCTGCTTGCGCAATAACTGTTCGTGTGTATGTTTGTGTATAGCCGGGAGCCTATAACTAACATCGGAACTGCCTGGAGTGGGGATTGCTTTGGAACTTGAACAACCTCCGGCAACCAAGACTATACCGAGCGCGACTAATACGCTCAGGACATGCGATGAATGAATTTGGTCTTTTATGCTCATTTCAGAAAAGTTTAAGTTGAATAGGTCTATTTTTGGTGGTTCTTGCATACACAGGGCAAACAGCCGCAAACTCACACTGCCCATTGGCGGCCAATATATGAGCTTCGTGCCATTTGTTCCAATCCTTCACGTCCTTATCCGTAAGGAAGCGAATCAACTGCATACAGTTAAACCCTCGTTCTTTGACTTGCTTATTTACAGCAATCTCGACAATACCATTTCCGTCAGGTGACATTACAGTTTTTTCTTTCTATAGTTGAATACTTGTCCCTTGATCCCTTCCCTGCGCATTATAGAGCAAAGAATTGATATTGATGACAAGGAGGTGCTTTCCTGATAAGAGGCGATGCGTACAAGTCGCACCATCTTACCCGATTCATCGGCTTCCACCAATCCCCAGTTTTCCGGCAATTCGGTTTCCTTTATGATACCTTCGAGAGCATAGTACCATCTGAAATTACCCATTCCGGAGATTGGATCTTTACGATGCTGTTTCTCTCGGTCTTTTAGGAAATCTGCACGAGAGGTTTTAACCTCAACGAGTGTAGTGGAAGCACCATTCGTGCCCCATACATCAGCGTCCTCTCGTCCGTATGTGATAAGTTCTACTGCGACGTACTTGTGTGGATTGGTGCCATCAAGTCCACTCCTATGAAGTATTTTAGCGGCTTCACAGCACATATCGTAGTGAAGTGATTTTGTTTTGCTCATAGTTTTGGATTGCTTAATTGTTTAAATCTTATTCCATACTTAGTTGCGTGGCTCTCCATAATTGGACGGCGCATTTCCTCTGATGGATAGAAATAAAGATTGTGGTCTTCCGGAGATTCGATATATCCTTTCTTGCGAAGATTGTAGCGATAGCACAGTTTACTTTTGGTCTGTTTTACAAAGCGGAATTTAGTGCGCTGTTCAAAACCCCACGAAAGAGTTCTTCTCTTATCTCGATTATAAGTTTCGCGCCAGGACGCACGCCGCTTTTCCTGCATTTCAGCATATCTTTTGGGAGATAGGCGTTCCTTATTGCTTTGTCCTTTTTTGAAGCCGTTATTCTCGCTTCCTGGAATTCTAAAACCTTTTGGGGGATAGGTGCCATTTCTACGATGACTTTCGGCTGCGGCCACCTGTGCTTCATCTTGTGTTTTCTTCATAAACTGTCGAGATTTGGTTAATCCATGCTCCCTCGCTATCCTATGCAATGAAGAATGGCTAATCCCTAATTTCTCCATTATCTCATCGTTCTTTGTGTGTTTGTAATGGCGGATAACCCAAGTCAGCTCTTTTTCGGTTAATTGCCGACCGCGCGTTGCGACCTTTCTTATCGGTTTATTGTATATTTTATGCTCTACGGCTTTACGTGTGCGACCAAGTCTTACCGCTATTTCGCTCCACTCCATTCCCAAAGATCTCAGCCGGCGAAGTTCATCAATCTCATTTTGAGTCCATTTCCGGTTGTTAGCCATAGTTGTAAATCAGGTTGTTATTTTTTTAATTCCCTCGAATTCGAGGGGTTTAGACAAACAAGAATGGAAACATCTTTTTCAGGTCACGGTGGTTAGGCGCATAAGTAGAATACTTGGTCGTTGCCTCAACCAAACGGAACCGCTTGTTGTCGTAATTAGTGGTGCAATACTCTTGCCTTATTTCCACCGCATTAAGCTGGCGATTCCCATACCTGCCAGTCGATTTCATCACAAAGGATTCATCAACTTTCACTGTAATGCAATAATCAAGGTCAACTATTCCCGACAACATGTGAATAGCCTCGTCCGGGTCTTCTACAAAAAAGCAAAAGCCTATCGATGTCGAAGCGTTTCCTCTATGAAGACTATGGTTAGTTTCGTTGACAAGAACTTCGCCACGCTGATAGGCTTCAAATTCCTCTTTGGAGCAAAAACGATGCAGGATCATAACTATTCTTGCTTCAAGTGCAACTCCCGACACGGCTCTACGCCAATGCACGGCATGATAATGACATCAATACCTTTCTTAAGCTGAATCAACATAGGGCGTGAATCCTTGGCCTGATATGCTATTACGCTATAAGACAATCCAATGTCGTTCATGGCCTCAGCTATTGTCTGAAGTAATCCGGCATTAAATGATGTTCCGTTAATCGCAATGGCACGTTCTTCACGCTCGTATTCCTTGGTTTTGACTTTTCCTTTGCCATCACATATGGGGCAATCAAAGTAGTCAAAATGCTCTTCACCATTGGAGTCCTCATAAGTCCATTCGACTTCTCCGCGGCCCTCACATTCGTCGCATTCTGCTTCCTTCCCTGAAACAGCAACGGTTTCGTACTGTGGTATGCTCTTTAATACTTCTATGAGTTCCTTTAAGTCAAGTTTGTAATTACTCTCCGGTGCTGGAAATGATGGCAATTTTTCCGGGCCGCCTTGATGATTATAAGAATCTTCGCAAAGACATTTTTCAACTCGCACCATAATCCTCGCGTCTGAAGCATAAATAAAACCGTTACGCTCAAAAGGTTCTTTCAAGCAAGCCCTATTTATAAACTCCCCATTATATACGAACCGGGAGAAGAATAGTTTCTCGTTTTGCATCTCTATGTTATTATATACTGCACATTCAGATAGAATTCACGGTGTAAGCGCTCTATCTGCACATAATCACTAATCTTCTCGCCATACGGGAGAAAGATTACGCGCTCTTTGGTATTTACACGTATTCCTTTCTTCCGCAGGCGATAGATTAGACAATGTGCTGCTGTACAGAGAGGTTTTGACATTACTTACATCACCAGTTCCCAGTCGTTAGCAAATACGTCGGCAATTGAGGGAGTCCACGAATCGGCTCGTCCAGTATCAAGATTGAAAATGAGTCACTGCGCAACATAGTCTATGTGGTCGCCGGCGGCGAGGATATGACGCTTTGCTTCCTCCGGGAGCGACTGCATATTCGGTATTTTTTCAGACGTGATGTGGGCCGGCACTTGCTTGAACACCATGAGTCCTTTGTTATTCCAACCATTGCGCCGGATTACAAAATCTTCACGGAGCATGGGTAGAATTTGCTCGAATGAGAGGCCGGAGGGATGACACGCCTCATTTCCCTCCATACATGACTGTCTAAGAGCCGCAAGGTTGAGGTATGCGCACATAGTATTGAACTGTGCGATAAGGAAAGCGCGTGTACCGAGTGGCAGAGCCTTAAAGTCTTCGCCATCGTTTTTATTGAAGATAAAGTACCCGAGTTTATCTGCCCTTTGTTTAAGATCGGCAATTTCAATGTTGAGCCGATCGAGAGGGGTTTCAGATACCTTGTAAGCGTCCTCAAACACTTCAGCTGGCGTCCACGACTCGTAGCCATCAGGGTAAACTACATAATAGCCTTTATTGTCGTTGTATTCCTCAACATAGGCGTTTTCGCGGATAAGGCCACGCTCATGTGCCTCTCCGTAGGTCATTGGCTCTGCTTTGACCGTCTTTGTTCCAATATATGTTTTCATTTGCTCCAGTTTTTGCTACATTTTACATTGTCTGGAAGATCTGTGAGATTCCAGTCGGCGTAGGAATCGGAGAATTCCACTTCATCGAAGTGCTCTGCAAGAGTGATGATGCCCTTGGGGTTCACCATGTGGGTAACATACACCTTGAGGAAGGCATCTGGGGCGATTTCACGAAGTTTCTCAGCAATACCAGCGAATGTGCCGCCACCATCGCAAAGATCATCGACCACGCAGATAGAGCCACCTTTGTAAACTTCTGGGTTGAGGATTTTGAATCCAGAGAGTTGGCCGGTCTCAGGATCACGCTCCTTACTGCAAAGGATTATCTTGTCAGAAGGACGCTCAGGGGAATGACTGAACTGATGAGCATAACGCTCAATAGCTCCAGCATCTGGGAAGCAGTAGTAGTCAGCGGTAGCTACAAAGGCGACATTTGCATATTGACAATCACAGTTGTTGATAAGTGAGACTGCTTTTTTGGAATGAGCTTCCACCAGTGTAACTCGAATTGGCTTGATGCTGTTAATGGCATCGGCTACCAGCTTCAAACTGAACGCCTCATTGAATGCGACGACGCGATCCATTCGCATACCCATCAGATATGTGATGTAGAGCGAAAAGGTGACTCCATGTCGGTTTAGAATGTCACCAAGCTGCATGAGAATGAACAAATCATCCGCATTTGCAATGCGTGTAATGATGAGTGTATGCTTTTTGTGGTCGATTTCACTGTCGATAACGATATGTTTTTCGCTATCAGGAAATTCGACAATGTGATATTTGATTGAGCCCTTATCAGGATTGATAAGATTTATTTCTTGTACTCGCATATTATCGAATTGTATTGTTTACGTTATCTCGGATTTCAGATAGACTCCAGTCTTTAAGCAGCTTGCCATCTTCAAAGACTGTTTGTAGTTCACCGGTTGCTTCAACTTCGGCTGATACTTGGTCGATGGCATAGAAATTACCCATCTGGTCCTTCTTGATACAAATTAACCCTTTGAGGGACTTCTTAACGCCATTGTCTGTTTTGGGGTCCTTGAATATTTCACGTCCTTCACCATTGACTTGACACCAAGTGGCTTTCATTGCAAAGCCTAAAGAATCGCGAGATTTAAACTGATAAGTAAATGAGCCAACGCCAAGCACAAGATTGGTTGCAGCAAAACCTTTGGCTTCTAATCTGCGATAAATCTCCTTCTGACGTTCAAGAGTGATGGAGTCGCCATAAATCAATCCAATCTTAGGATTAAGCACCTTATAGCCAGCAGTATTAACTGTTCCTCCGAAAATTTCCCAAAGGATTTCATATGCACCTTTGATGACAGCTTCGTTTTCTGCAATTTCTTGGAAAGTCATTTCCTTGACATCTTCAGGGTCTAAGCCACATATAATGTCAACCGGATCTCCACTGTCAGGACGAATTACTACACGTCCATCACGAGCTTCGATGATGTCTTTTAACTGAGGGAGATATTCTGTCATCACTTTCCAGAAATCCCAAGTATCGCTGACAATCGAGACAAAGCCGCTGGGATATACTTCGGTGATGAGTCTGCGGAATGTTTCCAGCTCATCTTCTTTTCCACCGGCACACATAACTGAATGCTCGGTAGCTGGCACTGTTCCGGCAATCAGTTCCTTTGAAGCATCAGCGTTATAATACTTCTCAATTGCAGCAATCGCTGGAATTGTTTCACTACCGGTAAAAGAAGTCATGTGACCCATTCCCGACATCACAGCAGCTTCGACACCGGCCATGCCTCTCATTGAAAAATCGTGGCACAAGAAATCCAGACCGGGCATAGTAACAAAACCAGTCTTGATTGCGTGACGGACCAACTCTTGCTTGTATAAACGAGCTGAGGTTGCAGATGTCATCGGGAGCCACAAAGTTGTTGAGATGAGGGTTTCAAAGTAGTTGGTGAGCCAGAAAAATTCGTCCTTAGTGTTGACAATTGTGAGAGCCGGAACACGAATTGGGCAAAGAGAACCTTCTGGAAGTGCTTTGATTCGTAGCGGAAGATAACCTAAGTCATGGAGAGCTGCTACATGCTCAGAACCTACTTGATTGTCTGGACCCAAGAATGTATTGATGCGTCGAGTCCATAAATCAATTACTTGGTCTTTAGGTTTTGCGAAGAATTCCTCATTTATTTGTTTAATGAGGTACTCCTTGATAAAATACTGAATGCCAAATACCACAGCACCATCTTTAGCCTCCGGATAATGGGTGTGGCTGCGTGGTGTCCAGTTGGCATACACTCTTTCAGTCCCTTTTGGGTACTGTCTTCGATGGTCTAACTTGTAGCCATCGGTAAGCAAAATTGCTTCTTGCGACATGTTTGTGATTCATGTAATGTTGTTTTGCGGTGAGATATACAAATTCACTTATATTGTCAAGTTTGGAATCAATAAGGGAGATTAACGACCCCCATATAACTATTGATGCGCAAACCTTGTTCTGTCATTTCAGTCTGAAACTTTATCAATCCTCTGCTTAGGAATGTTTCGCTATATTTACGCGCCATATCACACATCGCCTGATTAATATATTGAGAGCGACTGTCTTCTGGAATGTTATAATATAGACGAGAACTAATAATTTGTTCCTGACAGATTTTTTCAATCCGTGTTGAGGATTCAGAATATATTCCCATCTTCATATTGGGAAGAATCAAAGGATTTGGAGATAACTTATCTGCCCAATTTCTGAGAATATTTGCGATTTTTGTTTTAAGTTTCATGCTGTTTATAATTTGTCGTCCTGTCCAGACTCGAACTGGAACCTTCAGAGCCAAAATCTGACGTGCTGACCAATTGACACCACAGGACAAGATTTATCGGTTAAAGACTTTAACAAACCCTCCGATTATGACACAAATGAATAGGACTGCCAATACGATGGCGAAAGGCCCCCAAAGTGGAGCAAGCACCCACCACCACGACCAAGTAATGATATTACACAGTTTCAGTGTAATGAAAATCAATCCAAGGATCGCTAAAAATGGGAAACTGGTTGAAGTGGTTTTCTGAATATTTGCCATAGTTTTTATATTAATGGTTTTGCGGAAGCGATGAGACTCGAACTCATAAGCCGGTTTCCCGACAGGCACGTTAGCAGTGTGCTGGTTTGACCAATTCACCCACACTTCCAATTTGCAGCGCATACCGGACTCGAACCGGCGATCTCCTCCGTGACAGGGAGGCGTCCACTCCAACTGAACTGATGCGCTATATATTGTATGGGTGACAGGGCTCGAACCTGCGACATCTACATCCCAAATGTAGCACTCTACCAACTGAGCTACACCCATATATTGCAAGTCGTGAAGGATTTGAACCTCCGAAATTTGGTTTTGGAGACCAACGCAATAGACCACTCTGCCAACGACTTGTGTTAGAGGGCATGGTGGGGGTCGAACCCACGACCTGACGGTTAACAGCCGCCTGCTCTACCACTGAGCTACAAACCCATTATAGACACTCTTGTCAGAATCGAACTGACGTGTACGGTTTTGCAGACCGCCGCCTCGCCACTCGGCCAAAGAGTGTTGTGGACCCGACAAGAATCGAACTTGTGCCCTTCGACTTATGAGGTCGCTGCTCTAACCAACTGAGCTACAGATCCATTTGGGTGATAGATGGAAGTTGAACCCATGACCTCCTGATTCACAGACAGGTGCTCTAACCACCTAAGCTACTAACACCGTGGATTGAGATGGATTTGAACCACCGACGCTTGGCTCTTCAGGCCAACGCTCTACCACTGAGCTATCAATCCTTAATGTACCCCCACCGGGAATCGAACCCGGATTTCAAGAATGAAAATCTTGCGTCCTAACCTTTAGACGACAGGGACATTGGTGGAAGCAGAAGGACTCGAACCTACGAACTCCGAAGAGGGCAGTTTTACAGACTGCTGCCGTTGCCGCTTGGCTATACTTCCATTTGTCGGAAAAGATGGACTCGAACCAACGACCTTCTGCGTATCAGGCAGATGCTCTAACCAACTGAGCTATTTTCCGATAAACTCAGCGATTCTCACGAACCACTGAGAAAGATTGAATTATGTGCAATTTAAACCATGTCAGACAATCGGGACTCGAACCCGAAACCGTTCCACCTTTTCGGTAGCTGCTCTGTCCAATTGAGCTATTGTCTGTGCGCCCGCTACGCAACTGAAGCGTTTCCCAACGACTCAGTACCTCCGACGCGTCTAAAACAATCTTTTCAACCTTAAAACAAAACCACAATAAACTAAAACCCTAAGAGCCACTTGCAAGACTCGAACTTGCGACCCCGATATTACAAGTATCGTGCTCTACCAACTGAGCTAAAGAGGCATACGGAATAAGTTGTTTACGCTTACCCCCAACTCCGATGACGGCCTTGCTCGGAGAAACACCGCCAGCTAACGTTCTGGCTCCGCGACTTACCAACCTCACCAGTTGTCTCTGGTATTGAGGTGCCGGAGGCTTTTCGATCCCTCGATCATTTCAGCAGTTAGAACTCGTCAAGTTGCTGAAAGGTGCGCACAAAGGCTGCGGTGGTTCGGGTAGGACTTGAACCTACGTCATTCCGGTAGTTAACCGGTTGCTCTTACATGTACCTACTGAGCTACCAAACCTTGTAGTGGAGCCATCGGGAGTCGAACCCGAAACCTTCTGAATGCAAATCAGACGCTCTACCAATTAGAGCTATGACCCCAAATCCGCAAAGACACAAAGGGGATTGCGCCTTTGCGGTGTGTTTACATTTTCCACATACCGAAATGTTCTCTCCAGTCAAGATAGTTGTTTGCACTTTCATAGAAGTACGCTTCTTTCTCAAAAGAGATATTTCGGTAAGCATTGCCGGGAAGAAAGAGTCTGGCAAGCCATTCCAACACATAAATAATGTAGAAGAAAATGTAGCCAAGTTCTTTCATCTGAGCAGTGTGGATCTTTTCGTGATTCCATAACCGTTCAGAGATTTTGACATCATTGCGTACAAATAAAACTCCGAAGAGATTGATAGCAGCAAATCCGGGGAACGGTATGAATGAATTGCGGATTATTTTCATCGTCTGACATTCCACATAGTGCTGGATGTGCCGCCATCAAAAAGTACGTCAATATTTGCACCCTGTTTGGCCGCAATCACATCCCATGCTTTCAGGCTGATAAACTGTTCCGCAGTAAGACCCATTTCTCGCTGGTATGCCTTGTCAGACACAGCACGTTGTCGTTCAGCCTGCTCTCGTGCAACCTCAGTTTCGTAACGCCGCTCCTGAGTCTGTTTGGCCTGAATCTGTGCCGCAGTGTTATTCATTTCCTTTAGCTGTGCGTCATTAGGGATTGCGCGTCCTGTAATGACATTTTCAACAACGACAGGAAACTCCTTCTGGGTGGACAACCGGGCAATATGTCGAATCATATCGGCTTTAACACATGAGTCGATGTGTGCGACAACCTCTCGGTTGCTGGTAAGGTCAAACGGGGAATACTGAGAAACATAGTGTCGAGTGAGGTTGTTGTAAACTTCCTTGATATTGTTCTCATACCAGTTGACACCATAATTCTTCAGAAGAACGGGACTCTTGCCTTTCTCGATTCGGAGAATAATCTGAGTCTTGAAATCCAGAGGGGGGTTTTCATTAGAAATGATGTCATCCAGCGTTTCCTCGTAACGGACAGGAGTTACTTTGAAGGTTTCGCTTGAAGTGCTCCAGAAGCACCAAGTAAGACCGGTCTCAGCGGGTTCCATGTCCACGCCACCATGTCCGAAAAACCACGGCTTAGTGATCAACACTGCTTCTTCATCAGCGTCAGGGCACACGCCGTGACAGCTGGAAACGGCAACGCACATAATTAGTGCGAGAAATAGTTTAATGAAATGTTTCATAATTGTTTGGTTTGTTAAAATGTCAATGTTCTCTTTTGTGGGCTAACCGAGACTCGAACTCGGACACCGATGGTACAGCATTTTGAGTGCTGCGTGTCTACCAATTCCACCATTAGCCCTTATGTGCTCCGACTGGGAGTCGAACCCAGACGGTCACTATGACCAAGGGATTTTAAGTCCCTCGCGTCTACCATTCCGCCACCGGAGCTTAGAAGTTTATTTAAGCCACCGAATTAACATGGACAGCAGCCAACCGTGACGTACTTTAGTCTGTTTCAACTCCTTCTTTTGGAGCTTTAGCATCGCTATCTCAGCCTTATGTGCAGCAATTTTGTTGTCAATATCGGCATTAAGCAATGCGATTTCAGATTGATTGTCTTGCAGTGATCTAATCACTGAATCACGACGGTTGTTGAATACTGTGTCCATATCTTTTAGAATTTGTTGGTGGGCCACGCAGGACTCGAACCTGCACACCTTTCGATACTGGTTCCTAAGACCAGCGCGTCTACCATTTCGCCAGTAGCCCGATTTTGCTGAGAGTGGTGAACCTCTCAGCTGGCTCCCTATATTGGTGAGTGCCTTTGTAGCGGGAGTAGGACTCGAACCTACGACCTCTGGGTAATGAGCCCAGCAAGCTACCACTGCTCTATCCCGCAATATAAGAAACAGCTTCATCAGAAGCTACATAAGAGAATAGTCTCTTTTGAAGCTGTTGGGTTGATGAAATCGTAAAAATTTCATCGAATTTGGAGGATTTTACCTAACTTTGTAGGTGGATATGCAACTCATCGTTGTGTTGTCAGCTCTTGTAATTGGAAAATGCTTGCGAATAAGAGTGGACTTCGACGTAGCCAAATGTTTGAAAGCCATCGCCAACATTATCCGAGCTGTCAAAGGTAGGTAAAGACCTCCGGCAGTTTGATTTCGTATATCTTATACCCTCCAGTTCTCTTGCTGGAGGTTACTTGTTTCCAAAGTCCGCAGGAGTTTCACCCCAGCGTTTGTTGTCCCAATGCCTGACTTCGATTGTGTCTATATCAGCCGAGAGTGCTTTGAGGAATATTTCAGCTTTCTGAAGTTCCCTATTTTTCTTATTGGAAGCAGTTGACTTGTTTTTGAACCACGTCAAGGCAGTCATACTGTCAGTGTATATCACTCGTGGCTCGTAATCATTCTCGATGATATATTTTGCAGCTTCAACTACCGCCAAGAATTCACCAATGTTCACGGTTTGATTTCCGAGATTTCGGTAGAAAATGCGCTCACCGGTTGTAAGGTCTATACCTTGATACTCTGTAACGCCTCGCTTTGTTGAGTGGGCTGCATCTGTTGCGATGCCGTCTGTTGGGTGACTCATCAGAAAAATCTGGTAGCTTCGTTAACCATTATGGGAATTCCTTTTACCAAGCGAACATGTGGCTTAATACTGGAATTATCCCAAAACTTACACTTACGTTCTGCAAGTACAGGGTCTCGCTGACAGATGTAATGAAAGAGAATCGTGTCGTAGTACCACTTCCGGCCTTGCGCTTTGATTGCTCTTTTCTTACGCTTCCTCGGCAGTTTGGCTTTAGGCACCTTTGCTAACATAGAACCCATCGCGCTCATATTTTTTCAGCAAGTCAGTTGCCGCTTCAACAAAATCTTCAACTACCTGAGTGATATTCTGAACGTCAATGCGCTTTTCAAGAAGTGCTTTCACTCCGGCGATTGTGCGAGTCGATGCCTTGCGACCATCCTTGGGATCGAAGACAATGGTCTTGTTGCCAAACTTGACTTCAACTATATAGCAGGCTTTGGGCACATAGCACGTTGAGATGTCTGCCTTGAATTGATATGGCGTAGCCTCAATTACTATAAAGCCCTTCTTTTTATACATCGGCACGATTGCGACCTGATACAAAGCACCGAGGATAATCTCAGGAGCAATGGTTTGGTCAACGATACATACTTGCTTAGGAAACTCAGAATCTTCACAGACACCTTTTACACGTCCGGTTTTGGGATTCTGAGAAACGAATCCGATTAGCATACCGCTCACTTCAGACTTCTTGAACTTGAGTCTGGTGAAGATAGTGCCTTCAGGGTACTTCTTTTTACCATCAGGGCCGATGATAATCTTCTTGTCAGGGCCATTAGGTTGTGGCCTGTTCAACTGTTCCATGTTTATATAAGATTTTTATTATTTTCACTTAAATGCCAGACTTTGTTGGTTGTCCGGTGATGCAAAGTTAGCGTTTATACACTTGTCCTCAAAGTATATTTAACAGAAATTGTTCGGCTAAAAATTTGTTAATAAGGGATAAATATATAGTATAAAATAACACGAAAAAGGTGCCCAACTTACTGTCGGACACCTTTATGCAATCACTCATCCAATCCTCAAAAATTGAGGGTTGAAAAAATGACATTAATAATCCATTTCTTCCTCTTCTTGGAGTCTTTTAACATCTGGGATAGCAAATACTCCATCGTCATTACGATAAGTGATGCAACGAAACATTATACCGCACATTGTAATCAACTCCATTGTGTCAAGAAACTGAGAGCGCACAATGGAAAGACTTGAAATTCCTTCACGAGTTGGTGTGATTACCATTTGCAGTATCTTTGCAGCTCGTTCAGCATCCTCCTGAAAAGCTACATACGAATTTCCCAAACGATAGAAAATTAAGGAGCCGGGGTACTTCTTATGAAAGTACGCTCCGGCAGAAATAATGCGGCTTGTCATACTGTGCAATTATTAGTTAAACATCTATTTCTAAAGCGACGCAATGATCACATTTTCCATTACCTCGCTTTTTTTCTCTGTTCGTGATTTCTTTAGCGCATTTATCACAATAATAACGCTTGCGCTTTTTGTTATAAATTATACGTTCAACTCTGGATCGAGGCACTTTGTATTTCTCCATAACTGCCTCTATAATCTGCCCAACCTTATATTGCTTGCGTCGCTTGATTCTCTTAAAGTCATACAATATCAAGGCATCCAGAGCTCGACTCTCGTCAATCAGGCCCATCGCCAGCAGTTTTTGAATCTGCATCGGTGAAAGTTCTGTGATGGACGAGAGCTTCTGTATTTCTTGTTCTTGGAGTTTAATCATTGTGCTTTCTATAATACTTTTTTAAAATATATAATGGTGGCATTAAATAATACAACACTGCCAATAAAAGTATTAAGATTGGACATGCAATCATGCCTACAAATCGAAGCATAGTTACAAAAAAGTCATTTGTTCCACTGCTATAAAATATCCATTTTAATAGCCAGTATGGCACAAAGAATAGCCACACAGTCAATACTATAATTCTATATGACGGTACTATTAATTCATAATCGTCTGAACTATAACAAAAATTGATATTGTAACGTATTTCAAAAGCTAATTCAGATAAACACACAACTAATGGAAGCATTAACTTCAAATCGCATATTGTAAAATTATGTTTTCTAAAGATGTCTTCTATTGATGAACTAAAACCAGAAAAGTACATAGTAATAGGCACTATAACTAATCCCAATAAGCCAATCCCAATAAGCGGAAATACATCATATTTATCAGGATTGTGACTATTAAGCACTCTCTGTGCTGAAGTAGATACTATCACCGTAGATATTACTGAAGCCATCAGAACGCCAATGGGTCCCAATAATGGGTGATATTCAAATATGATAGGCGCAGCCCAACACATAGAGGCTAACTGTAAAAGCCAATATATGATGAACCGAAGCCGTTTATATGTTCTATTATTCCATTTCATTTTATTGAGTTTTGCATCTATAATATTCAATGATACAATTGCAAAGTTAACCAATTTTGACGGTTTTACCACTAATCTACTGAGCAAATTCCTCAATCCGGCTTTTGATGTCCTCGATGTCTGAATTCCACTCATCCATCGTGTCAATCGCCTCTTGCATGGTTTCTCCACGGCTGGAACACTGGAGACCTTCAGGCATATTGTCAAACGCTTCTTGTTCTTCTTCTCGGATTTCATTAAGCCGGTCAGATGCTTCACTCAGTAGAGCTGAAACATCCAACAAATCTTGTCTTCGTTGTTTATTCATATATCTATTATTTTTGATTCTTTAAATTTGGCCCAACGTTTTTGACGTAGGCGAGCCTCAATTTCACGTTTGCAGTCGCCCAATGTCCCATACACGCAATAATTTCCGACATCATTTGTCCATCTTTTTGCATACCACCAAGGTCTTCCACATACATCACACATATTTGCATCATACAAAATAATGCCTTTGTATTCTTGTGTGGATAAAGGGTATTTTTTAAGAGCATCTTCAGCTTCGCGCATTGAACAGTAGGCTTTATGTGTACGCACGACTTTACTTCCACCACCTTCCAAATAAGAAAGTGTGCGCAGAATTGGCTCATAGAACGGAATCCAAAAGAACCGCAAGAATCGTTTATAAATGCGATACTGTCCTTCTCCACGAGAATCTATTGTAATGACAATTTTGTATCTCATTTCGGTTCAAATTTATCACAAACCTTTCTTGAATGGAGAGTCGCATAGTAGCGGTCAGGACCTACTTGTGGTTTAGGTTTCAGAAAACACACTGAGGTCTTGTACCGGCTACTTTTATTACAGCAGCCTTCACCGCAGTATCGGCAATCACGACAGCGAAGAACGACATTGGCAGCTTTTCGTGCCATAGCGCGACGTTTTAGTTCATCGCGGAGCTCTTGGTCAGTGAATTGTTCTAATGAATCTGACGCAGATGTTAGAATCTTGTGTTGTGCTGCCTCATCCAGTTCATGACGAAGTTTATCAAGATTGTTATCCATTATCCAGCCATTTATTGATTTCATTTTCCCACATTTCAGGGGATGTGATTATGCGATTGAGAGGACGAGCATCAAAAACACCATACTCATTTTCAATATCCTCATCTGATACGACTACTGACTTATCCTCAATCAATTGACAGTGCCCGCTAACAGCACATTGATCAAGTAATTGCTCGTTAATCATATCTTCAAGTTCTTCGACATTCAGATCTTCTGGATGTAGAAGTTCTATAAATAGCGTGTATTTAGCTAACTTCATCTTTCTTTCGGTTTGATTGTGATTTCAACTTCGATAGGTTCATCTTGCCATGTGAGGTCGGGGAAGATATTGGAAGGGAGTTGGAACGGAGAACCCACTGCCATTGATGTCCAATGTGAACTTTTCCCTCGCGCGCGGCAAGGGGTGTAATAGAAATATAGAAGGTTATCTCCATCTCTCGCCACCCAGCCCTCTATGGTCGCAGTGGGTTGAGGGCTGTCGATGTTGATGTCAAGCTGCTGTTTATTGTATATTTTACCATTTGCAAGACATACTGCGGTTGTTCGGGTTAACTGTTCAACTTCAACAACCTCTCCAGTTGCTTTTATTTTAGCTTTCATTTCTTTGGATAATTACGGTTAATGTAATCAAGAGAGGCTTGTTTGGCCTCTCCGTAGGTATTCCATTTCTGATTACCATTTTCATCAACAATGTCAATGATACCGATTTTGGCATACCAGTGCTCGCCACCTCCCCACCGCAAGAAACGAACATCAGCTATTGTTGGTCGCTTCTCATCTGGGTAAATCAGATTGTCTGAATCCTCTTATTCAACAATCTTATGAAATTGTGGGGTATAACCAAACACCGTGAGATTGTGTGCAAGCCAAACTTCTCCATACTTTTTAAGATCGCGAAGTCGATTTTGAAACAGTTCGTTCTCCAGCAACACAGCTTGAATGAAATACGGTTGATTCTGTATCTCACATTTCATCGCTACAAGACTTGCGAAATTGCTTGTCCAATGGCCACGAAAGCTGCCAGACAATCCTTCAGCAAGTTGCTGAACGCCTGCTCTGATGTCAGCACCAGCATACTTCTCCCAATGTTCGCGGAGTTGTTGCTCATTTCGGGCCACAAAGTACCAACAACCCTCCGCAGGGTCATCATGCTTCATTGCGACTTTTGCAAAATGGTATTTCATAATTATACTGGTTTTAATGCGTTTTGTGGCAATATACCTCCACCGCTTCCATCTTTACAGATACAGTTCCATTGTGGCTGACCATCTATGATAAGATCTGCTGATGAGATAACTTCTACTTCTTTCCCATAGAAGACGCTCCATTTGGCTGCCACTATGCAGGTAGTGCCTTTGAGATTTATTCTTTTTGTATCTTTCATTATTTAATGATATGAAGTTGGCGAGGTGTCTCCACATGAAATACACACATAACCTTGAGGGTTGAGTTCACCACATGTTTTACATGGCATAGGGCTATTGCACCAATGAGTAATGTACCGTCTATATTTACAGAGCTGTTCATAGTCTTCTCTGTCTATTATCACATGTTTAGAACGTTTTGATTTGTTATCATTCGCTTCCATTGCATAATTTAATTTTGTCTGGATGATTCACAAGAACCCATTTCAGCATTTCAAATGCACATTTCATCAGATCTTTCGCACTCATGGTTTTCAAATCACCAGAATGACCGTTGTATTTGACACACCATAACCCAGATTTCCAAAGAGGGAAGATGCACAAGTCATAGTGTAGGATGTCGTCTGAGTTGCTAATTTTGTAATAGACAAGACTTCATCTGACAAATAAATTATTTCACCGAGAAAAAATTGTCAGATTGTGTTGACAAATTTAGTGATTTGGGTTCAGTTGCGCAAGAGGTGGAGATATTTTGAGTCTCCCCCTCTTGCGAGTGTAGCCCCTGGTGCTGTATGTCGTACCTCCTTGCCACGGCGATACCCTCGATGAAAGTCTGCATCGGTGTTTTTCCGAAGCAGTATTTTCCGGAGTGTGTCCTCTCGGTGTTGTAGTGATTCATCCATACGTCGAGGTCGGCCTGAAGCTGTTCGATGGAGGTGTATATCTTCTTGCGGAAAGCGATGGCGTAGAACTCGTTCTGCACGGTACGGTTGAACCTCTCGCAGATGCCGTTTGTCTGAGGACTCTTTGCCTTTATCTTGGAGTGGTCGATGTCCTCTATTGCGAGGTAGAGTTCGAACTCGTGGGTCTCGCGGTTTCCGCAGTATTCGGTTCCGCGGTCTGTGAGCATCCGCATCACCCTGAGGTCGTGCTGTTCAAAGAAAGGCACGACACGGTCGTTGAGCATGTCGGCTGCGACAAGTGCGTTCTTGCGGTCGTACAGCTTTGCGAAGCCGATTTTGGAATAGGTGTCTATGACGGTCTGCTGGTAGATGTGTCCCACGCCCTTGATATGTCCCACATAATATGTGTCCTGTGCCACAAGGAAGCCGGGGTGGAACGTCTCGATCTCGCCGTGTGCCTGTTTCTCGGCCTTTGCCTTCTCCAGAGCCGCCACCTGCGTTTCGTCAAGGATTATCCCTTCCTGCTCGACTTTGGCCGACAGTGCTTTCAGGCGTTTCTGAAAAGTCTCCAGATCGTGGCGCAGCCATATGGAGCGCACCCCTCCCTGCGAGACCATTATGCCCCTCTTGCGCAGTTCGTTGGACACGCGCACCTGTCCGAGTGCCGGGTTCTCGAAGGCCATCTGCACGACGGCGTTCTCTATGCGCTCCTCAACTCGGTTCTTTATCACCGGCTTGCGGCGCGATATCTCCTGCAACGCGAGTTCTCCGCCCTGCTCGTATAGTTCCTTGAAGCGGTAGAAGCTGTCGCGGCTGTAGCCCATTATCTTGCAGGCGCGCGACACGTTGCCCAGTTGCTGGGACAGTTCCAACAGTCCCAGTTTGTTCTTGATGACTTTTTCTGATGTGGTCATGGCTTAATCTTTTCTTTTTACAAAGGTAATGTTTTTATCCGTAATTGTCAGATTAAGTCTTGACTACTTCATTTCATACGCGATTATTGGTTTATTGTGTTAGTGAATTATTGTATTTCGTGTTCTTCAACACAGCCGTCATAGCTGTAGTCATCGCAAGGTGTGAAGCCTTCGTAGGACATTCCGTCATCTGACTTATATTCTTCCCAATCTTTAGGGTCATCAAAATCAATATTGGTCCAACTACGTTTGACATCTGCAATATCATCTTGAAGGATTTCTTTTGCTTTCTCCTTATCGGTATATACACCAAGTATGGAGTCAAATTTTTCACCGTCCATCTCTCCAGAGACGTGGGGAATATAAACTTTTTGAGGCATATTTAATTATATTCTAACTACTTGAGTTTTCTTTAATTCACCGGAATATCCTTTGGCTCTCAACGCTGCAATTAGGGCGTCTTCTGTGAGCAGTGACCCCAAATCTTCTTGAGCTCTTGTGGAATTGAGACGAGAAAACAGCTTCCTGTAGTTACATTCTGCTTTGTTTTCCCTTGTGCATCGGATGCCGGAGGTGAGGTATGGGCACATGTGTTTGCACCCATAATCCTCAATGATTCCTACTGTCATACAACCTTGATGTCAGTTCTACGCAGTTCCCCATTGTAACCTCGACGGCGAAGTTCTGCAAATATGTTGTCATCGGTAAAGTCTGCAAGGCTGAGAGTAGCCTTGCTGCCTTGTTGGGGCTGATAAGCAGCCGGACGAGTCGTTGACTCTGTGGTTTGATTTTTCTTTCTTGGCATTTTAGTTTATTTGTTAATTATTAAGTCGGGATATATTGGAGTTAATTCATTGGGTGTCACCTCGGCTTCAGAGTCTTCTGTACCAATGAGAATGATTGCGTCTAATGCAAAACTTTCCGAGTCGATTAGATGACCGCGCTCGTCAAATTCAAAGGGAACGCCAAACACTTCGTAAATTCCAGATGTTTCACCAGCTGGGTCATGCCACCACACCTTTGCTCCGGGTTTGATAAAGCGATAATAATATGCAATATCTTCAGCTTCGTCCCATTCAAGCCAGTATGTTTCAGGACAAGCCCATTTGCAACCATTGAAAAAATCATCGCATAATTCTCGGTTGTAGTTGCACAAACACAGCAAATCGTTGTGGGTATATCCGCCATCAATTTGATAGAACCCATCTTTATCAGGTTCAATGTCGGCAAAACATGCTTCTGGAATATAGCAAACAGCATCCCAGTCTTTTTCGTAGGCTTCTTCATCTTTGAAGATGCTGCCAAACGTGAGCCCATCATCATATAGACCACGTTTGACAAACATCTCTCCGTTGATATTTTTGATTTCGCCTATCTTGAGATATTCTTTGTGCGGCATGTCATTTTCTTTTGCGCCATCCGGCCATTTTTGCTTTTATGTCAATGTCATTGTCCTCAATGAATTTCTTCATCAAGCCGAACAGTTTCCAACCGTCAGTTTGGTGTTCTGCGGCCTTGTCGTGGAGCTTTTTGATAGAGCCAATCTGAGATAAGGCTCGGCCTTCAACGTACATACGACATCCGTGAAAGAGGATAAGATTTTTGAGCGTGAAGAATGCACCCGCTCCTTTGTATGCACCTTTGAAGATGCCAGCCTGTCTCATGCTTGATTTGACATAGCAATTCTTAACCGCTTTATAAAACCCTTTAACAGCCAGATATAGTTCTGCGGTATTGTTGGCTTCATTGATGTGGTTGTACCACACCGTCAGAGGCCCCCACACTTCAGCTTCCACATTGTCAACGAATATGTTTCGATGACAGATGCGGATATATTTGCGACCTTGACATTTACGCACATGTCGATCTTTCACGATTACTTTGAGTTGAGCGAGATAGTCTTTGGCCATTCCGATTGCTACAGCCTTGTTGAACCAGCGATTACGTTCAACAAAATTCTCAATATCAGTTACCTCAAGTTTAGCCTGAACACGCAGCTCTTCGAGAAGCATTTCCCACGAATACTGATAACCCTTTCGATTGAGAGCTTCAGTAAAGCCGCCGGGAGCGACAAGCATGTGGAATGCCTGAGCCATCACCCAACGACGGAATAGACGGCGATTAGGAATTGTACCGCCTGCCATAATCTTAGCGAATATGGGGTCGTTGTCAGGCACTTCTACAACCTGATTGTTGACCATACGAACAATCTTGCTTTCTCCAGACGCTCCACGCATTGAGAACAAGTTCGCGACATTGACCCCAGCGTTACGGAGAGCTGTCAGCTTATCGTCAGCTGAGAGTCTGCCAGATTGGGGTTGTTCACTGTCAAGAGTAAGAGCGACAGTTCCAAGATTGCTGTCTTTTCCCACTGCTACACCGGTTGCGATGTGCTGATGTGCGGGAATTGCGAAGTTGGCTCCACATACGGGGCATACGATTTTAGTTTCCTGATTTGGCATAATTATTGAGTTTACTGTTTGATAATCCATTTTTTAAGAATGATGAGAGAGGGTTCGTTGGGAGATTGCCAGAACCATTTGTCCTTAGCAAATTCATCCCATACGATAGATTGGTTGATGATTGCAATGAGAAGATAAAGCTCCAATGCAATCTGAGCGGTTTCACGATGCTCTCCGTAAAGCATATCTTCATCGTCAAGCTCGTGTTCTGGAAGTGCTCGGAAATAATTGCGTCTTTTGTTATCACTTCGAGCAGATGGGATGCTGTGATTGTAACGATGATAAAGTCGCTCAATCTCAGCGAGAGAAAAGTCGGAAGGCTCAATGCCCAGACAGCCGTCAAATTGTCCGTTCTTGATAATGTATTTGCCATCAATTTTGAGGCTATGTTCTATAAAATTGACGCTGAATCGGGAGCCTTGCTCAACCTTTTCGATTGATTCTTTGTAGATGTTTGTCATATAGTTGTTAAAAATGAAATGCTCAAAGTCTTGACGTATTTCTGTATTTCTATGATGTCATCGAGGGAAGCGAAGGCCTCCTCAAGCGAAAGCAGGACCTCGGAGGATTCCTCCGAATGGTCCTGCGGGCTTGGGAGGGTGCCCGGCCCCGATGAATGAAACAGAACCTCTTGCATTTCGATGTTACGTTACATTTTATGATAATCTCATCAGCATGGCGCATTTCTTTAACTCTTTCAATGTGCGGGCTGATACTGAAGGATCAGCTCCAGTTGATTCGACTGGAGAAGATCCTTGCGTGTGGCAGCCCACAATGAATCTTACTGTCTTGATCATCATATTTGCGCTATCTATATTGTTCTCAATTACTTTGCACATCGCTATATCTGATTGATGTGAACTGTTTATTACGCGGCGGGCCTGCCGGTAAGATGTCACGGTAGGGCCAGATAACCGGCAGGCCCGCCGCGATATGTAACAGTTCGACTGAAAGTGTAATCATTGAACAATAATCTGCTGTGCTTCAGTGCCACACTCAATGATGGTTGTATGTTTCTTTATAAAGTTGATATGAGAAGCTACCGACTATTCGTCGTCATATCCGTTAGGAGATGACGACGAATGATGGAGGAGCTATCACATTAAATCTTCATCATATTATGTGGTTGATCGCATACTCGACGATGTGATTGTGTTTCCGATTATGTGTAACTATATGTTTTTGATATGACTACGAGTGAGATCCTGTACCGGGACGCTGATACATCAGAATCCTTCTGAAGTAGAAGTCGTCCCGGTACAGGAGATATACTCGTGCTCATTAAATACCGGGATTTCCAATCACGCGCTGCACATCCAGCTTATAGTTGTCATGCCGATTGTATGTTTCTGTATTCTATTCGATGTACTCCTGAATACAGTTGTCGAGAGAAAGCTGGAGGCTCTCCAGCTGACCTCTCGAAAATAAGGATTCAGGATGACTGAATTTCTCGGCCATTCAACTATCATCTGCATACTCAGATTTGAGAATAGTTAGAAGCATAGTGTAGTTCTATATATTGTTGATATGTATCTGTCTAACCAGAAGACGGCTGAGAGGAGTCGGCACGACTCCTCGATGACGTCTTCTGGTTAGAGACAGATAATTGAAGGTGGCTTCTTTCCATCCTCTCCGTACACTCGGTTATTGACGATAGTCAGACTTGTAGTGCGTTGCTTTATTTGTTGATATTATCCCGCCATTGTTCGTTCACGGGATTATTAAATACTTGTCATTCTACCGTCACTGCGCACTCAGATAATTATTATAAAGTAGCAACCAACGTTTTGTACGCTTCACGACTGGCAACCATTGCGTTTTGCATACAATTGATGGTTAAATACCCATCAATTGTTACAATCTTAGAGCGATTTGCTTTAACGTTGCGTCCTATACCTCGTGAAATACATCCTTCTGATTGAGTGGCGACATAACCGAGACCACCAACTTTCTTCTTTCCTGTAGCAACCGCTTTCAGACAATCCATCACAAATTTGTTAAGTTCCTGAATGTCTTTCTTAACGTTGCATACCGGCAGAATTTGAGTGGCCCAGCTATATTCTCCATTTCCTTTATAAAGAAAGCGATTGACAGCGTTGATGGCTTTCTTCAGTGTTGCACCTTTTGCTTTGATGGTGCGAGCCTCGATTTCTTTCTGGAATTTCTTAATTCTGGTCCCGCTTAATGAAATGTCAGAACCTTTGATGGAATATCCGAGAAACTTAAACCATCGGGTATGAGTAAGGTATTCGACTTTCTTGGGGTTGAGCGTCATTTCTTTCTCAGCCAGTTTATCTTTCAACACATTCATTGCAACCTCGTAATCGGTTCCGATGAACAAAATGTCATCTGAATATCTGACATCGTAGCCATCAAGTTTAGCTAATTCTTCATCAATGTCATAAAGAATGACATCAGCAAGCCACGAGGCGACTGAACAGCCCTGTTTAAGTGATTGATATGCGCTTTTAAGTTGCCCATCAGTGTCGAAGTATAAATCAGAATGATAGTATTTCCTAAGCACATCAATCAATGAAGAATGACCATACTTTGCTTCTACTGAATCAAAAGCCGCATCAATGAAACGAAGGGGAACGCTGTCAAAATATTTACTTAAATCAGCTTTCCAGCCAATCACATCGCCTTGGGTTTCACATATTTTGCGTGACGCTTCCTGAACAATTTTCCCACAGCCAATACCTTTCTGATATGATTGGCAATGTGGGTGTATCATCTCAGGCATCAGTTCAAACAACAAGTCATTTGTGATACTGAGAAGTATGCGATCTGCCGGTTCATTGATATACACGGTTCGATATTCTCCATTGTCCTTAGGAATTTGTGCTGTATGCGGTGGGGCTATTTCGTAGCGGCCATCACGGATTGCTTCATACATCTGAACTCGTGTTTCCGGCTTTGTCAACTGATAAAGCTCGCTCTTAGCGATGCTCTTGCCGACACCTTTCTCGATAGCATATATCCATCGTTCAGGTTCAAAGAATTTTTCTAAGATGTAATCCATTTTACTGTTTGCGGGGTTAAAACCATCTGAGAAGCCTTGCGGTTTCCCAGTAGAAATTATATTGTGGGTAGAGTTCTTTTAAAATGCTTATAAGCTTACCTCTAATTGGATGTTTGTAGATAAATAACTGATAATCGGCTATTTTAAAGTCTCTATTTTTTCTTAGCCCACTCAATGTTAGGAGAGAAGATATAAAGTCCTCAATCTTTATCTCTGCGGGATTTTCGAGGATAGGCTTTCGGACTCGTTTTCTTTTTCGGGGCATGGATTTTTCCTGTTTTTAATAGTTCCTGTTTACGTTTCCGATATTTCCTCTTTGCCTCAGCCCAGTATTCAGCTGATCTTTTAGGAGCAGGCGGACGAGGCTGAGGGTTAATTATATGCTGGATGAGTCTTCTTGAGACCCTGAACATCGCTGCAAGCTTGCGTTGACTGTAACCTTTCTGAACGAGAATGATAATAGCATTTCGCTCATCTTGAGTCAACTTAACTCGCTTATCGTGTTTTGTTCCGGCGATGGGTATATTGTCACTGCGATATGGCATTGTTGCTGATGTTTGTGAAGAATAGTTGGTGTTGGTGTCCTACGTTGTCCATAAACTCGACTTTAACATTCGTTATTTAACAAATCCGCCAAAGTTGATTGGAATAGATACATCGCTTACTGCCACAGTTTCCGGGATGCGACCGGTGATATAGCTTAGGTGGCCCGGTTCTGCATAGATGATTTCAGTATCAAAACCATACTCGTTCTCTACGCCAAATACCGTAAGCCAGTCGTGACCATCTACACGCTCTACCGTAACTTTCTCTACTTTGTAGTCTGATGCACACTCTGCGTGTTTGGTCGATGCCAATATCACAGGAGCATCCTCAGAGCTGAATCCTATTTCACCGCCATGAGCAATTACGGCAGCGATAAGTTCATTTTCCTCGTGCTTTTTAATTGCCTCAAGGAGATGATAGAAGTCTGTATGCTTCATTAGTTAAAATCTTTATGGGTTAAATATTGAACCTTTTCGCAGTTACACATATATTCGATGCCTCCATCGGAGTAGCCGCAGTAATCAAAGAGAAAGAGATAAAGTTTCTCGTCTTTATCAACTTTTGCCCATTCGTCATCTTCATACCACTCGGACAATTCGTTTCTGAGGTCATTCTCCAGCCATTCGTCGTCCACAGAAATGACATCGACGCTGTTGGTGTTAAAATCAAGTACGGCTATCTTCATTTTCGTTCTCCAAGTTTACGTTCTGCATTTGGGTTAGTTGTCGTCCAACCTACATAGTCCCAACCAGTACCCCAATGCGTTACACAAAGGATGTACCGGTCAAGCAAGTTGCTGTATGTAAATTGAAGACCGAATGTCTCGCGAAGATATTTGACATCAGATTCTGAGCAGTCGGTGATGAGCCACTGGAAGATTTCAGGTTCGTCAATGTCATCATCGTCATTCTCTTCATCGGGATTCCAGATGTGGCCACAGTTTTCACATTCCCACTCTTCAGTTTCATCTCCGTCATCGTCAATATAGGGGCGAATTTTCATTGTCCCACATTCTGGACATTCGTCGGGTGCTTCTGAGGAGGCTGTGATGTCTATCGCAGGTAGCATGTTGGCCCATAATGATGAGTCTATTTCAGGCAGCTTATTGCAAAGCACCATGTCATTATTGAGCCATTCCACAGCTACCCTGTAGTTGGTTTGATATATTTGAGTTGCCATAATTTATGCGTGAAATTGTTCGTTGATAGGCATTCTGCGGGAGATGATCCGATATGGTCGGGGATCATTCATTCGATAGCTTCTAACGTCTTCAACAAATGCCCTTTTTTCTTGTGGAGAGGCGTGCTTATCACAGGCGATTATGTCTGCCCACTCACCTTCAAAAAGCCCTTGTAGAATTCGCAAATACTGGTATTTATTCTGTTTTGCCATATCATTTTCGTTTACTGAAATTTGATATTAAAGTCTGTTTGATGAATATGACTTACCATCACCATCGGGCCATCAGGAGCATTGATTCCTGCATGACAGCAACGTAAGCCAAAATTTCTGATTCGTTGGAAGGCGGAGTAAGAGTCTTGTTCATTGCAGAAAAAGACTCGTAGGATGCTGCCAGCAACATCCACCCCTTTCACGGCTCCTACGGTCAATTCCTCCTTGACTCGATTGGTAACAGTAAGGTTCATATCAATCTGTTTCGTTTTCTATTGTTTCGCCATTTACGTCAATCCAACATTTGAAATCACACATGGAAAATCTCTTGCGGAACCACGTCATCAAATCACGGAGGTTGCCATAAGGCGTGATAACAACTATGTAGAGTTGATTACCATCGAAGTCAACTTCATCAATATCACTCCATCCGTGAATATCTACTAATTGCGTGGCATCGCCTCCAAGCAAGTCGACCAGAGCACTAAGGTCGTGATGAATTGTGGTATGACCTTCAATAGACACCAAACAATCTACTATGTTTTGCGCCCAACGATATATAAAAGCCAAGTCTGCGACTGGACCATTAATCGTTATTGTTTTCTGTATGTTATGTGACATATCATATATTATTCATCTTCGTAGTATGGAATTTTGAAATAATTGCAGAAGTATTCAAGATTTCGCCACCAGCATTCATTATGTTTGTCATCTTCAAAGTTGATTCTTTCATCTTTTGAAAGTCTAAGATCATGACGAGTAGATTCTTCGGTACAGTCAATGATTTTCTGCATAGTTATATCATTGGTACTAATGGTGTTGAATGGACATGGAAGACTTTCAAGTTCACCACGGGTTATACTTGATTGTCCGCATACGAATTCTTGGTTGTAAAATTCTTCTATCATATCTATTGGTTATTATAGCCCGGCTCTGGAAGGAGCCGGGCGTACCGATTTCAAAATGCGACAACTCCACGAACCCGGTACCTGTTGTACTTGACGTTGATGTACGTGCTGCCATCCGAGAAGTTGACGTTCCATGCGCCGTTGCGACTGCCCTCAGATATTGTCCAATACCACGCATCACTCTCAAGAGGCTCTCCACCGGCAGCACGAAGTGCTTTCTGAAGGACGGTCTTAAATATTCCCATTACATCGAACTGGCGGACAAGCGGCATGTATTCACCATCTGCCAAGGGAATGTCGGTACCGATACGTTTCAGCCGATCAGTGGCAGCGATGAAGTCATATTCTTCATGGCAACTTTTACCATTTTGATCGGTGTAATAGTCTGCGGAGCTCGGACATCTTTCATAGTCGCGATACAACTTGAAACGGCCCTTATCACGAAGTGTAACTCCGAACTTGATGTGTCCAAGAACAAGTCCAATGTGCGCCACATTGTCCATTGTTTCCTGACCGTCATACTTGACTGCTGTGCCATCATTCAGACAAAAGTACACGCCATCTTCAGCGTTGTCAGGCAACACTGTGATAGTATCCTTAGTTTTGAAAGAGGCAAACGCCCCTTTCTTGTTAGCAACGAAGTCCATAGCATCCTGTGCCTTGTCTCCGAATTCACGGAAAAACATCAGTCGGATGCGCTCTGATGTTGAGAGAAGATTATTTAATTTGTCCATTGTTCTTTGTGGTTTGAATTGAGTGTGATGAAAGTTGATTATTCCAATCATAGCCGTCGTCATACAGCGACTCGTCTTGGAGTTCAGCTATGATGTCTTCAATGTCTTCTACACGAAGTAGATTCAGCGTTTGGCCGTATGAAGTAATGAATTCTTGGGCTGAAAGATTCGGATTCTGATCTATCTCAAAAGAGAGATAGTCGCGAGCTGTTGCATACTGTTCATAGAATTCTTCCAGTTTAGCCTCTTCGAGCTCTTCGCCGTTTTTTTTTCGCCATTTACCACGACCATAGTACGAGTAGTAATCTGCGTAACGGTCGTATTGTGAGAATTCGTGAGGATAAACATCCACACACTTCTCAATGATGTGGTTGACGAAATTGAGTGCGTTTATCATATCTTGCTTCACTACATACTCACGCTCAGTATGAGGCTCGTAGTAGCCACAGCTGAGATTGATACAAGACACTCCGAGCCCATTTTCTTTCAGGGCTTCCACGTCTGTCATCATTCCAGTTTCTTCTTTATATCCGAAGAGTTCTGCCTCAGTTGCGATAACGAAATCTTCAGAGCAAATGTCACAGAAACCTATGTCTGTAATGAGGTCATGTGCACCACGACGGTCGGCCTGCACCACGAAGCGAACATCTGAGAAGAATTCCATATTTGCTTGAGATGAGCCTTTGCAGCCCACTTCTTCCGCAATGAAAAATGCGACTTTGAGAATTTCATGCTGCTTCAACATTTTAAGAGCAATCCAGATACCGCACTTGTCATCAGCACCCAAACCGCATTGCTTACGCTGTGATGGAGAATAACCGAACACGATGTCGGCAGTTTCCACCACCTTGTAATCTTTCGGATAAGGCTGTTGAACCTGATCCATGTGAGCTGCGAGGCAAGGGTAAGTTTCAGCCTGACCTTTCGTGAGATACAGATTGCCTACTGCATCTTCCTCGATTGTCACATTAGGGACACTACTGCGAACCCAACGTTTGATATATTGACGCATTGGCTCTTCCGCATGTGAGCCGGAATATACCGCTGCAAGTTTCTTAAACAGTTTCATTTTGAGGTGCATTTGTTGCAAGGAATGAGTATTTCTCGGCAGCTTCCATACAATCCTTGCAAGTGTATGAACCGTCGATGTTCTGAATCATGTCTTCGATTTCTTCTACATCGTCACATTCAGAACAGATGGCATAACCACAATCGGGGTTATTTTTGATGTAGTTGCGTTCTGCTGCTTCTCGGCAGTCGTCATCGCAGTAGTATTCTTCGGTGATGTCTGAATAGCAAACACAGTAATCGTTTGCTCTACGCATTTCGCCGCAGTGAGCACAGAAGATGACTTCATCACGAGGGACTGCTGCGCTTTCAAACCAGACATACTCGTCAGGATTTTCTTCGCAGTATTCACGTTCCGCTCTTTCACGACAACTTTCGCAGCAGTAATCGCCATCAGTGATTTCAGAATAGTAGTTCTTGTTTTCAGCGATGTATGCTTCTTCGCATTCGTCGCAATAACTTACCATTTCTTCGTGATAGTAGCGATCATCTATGCAGATGAAGTCATCAAGGTCATCTTCATCACATGACATCCATCGCCCATCATAGCAGACTTCAACAGTGTCATTGCGAGTATAACGGTCGTGGTATTCATCGTAGTTCCGGTCTCCATCGAGAGTATCTTCCGTCGAGTCAAGTCTATAATCATAGCCAGTCTCATAGTTGTATGCACGATTCTCATCCATATTGTACCACTTGAAGCTGTCTTGATAACTCAGTGTGTCGTCGTAATCAAGATTACACTCGATAGAGAAGCAGCACTCGCTGAGGTCATTGCCGTTGTTGTCAACGAATCCACGGGAATTATGACAGTCTGCACCGACACGTTTGTAGCCGTCGATATAACCACCTTCGATGAGTTTGTTGACGAGTATCTGTTTCAGCATGTCATCACACTCGCTGGAGTATTGACGCTCACAAAGGCGGAATGTATCGCCAGTGTCGTCATCAGTGACCTCCGTAAAGACGATTGCACGAGCCACGATATAATCGTCAGGGTCTGTTAGATATGCTGCCTTACATGTCACGCTTTCTGCGTAAAACGGCCAATGACCTTTGTTTGACATGCAACTTCCGAAATCACCTTTCTGACGGCTGCGGTCATATATTGTCTTGAAGTCATCATCTACATGCAGTGTATATTCAGAAGTTGTGTTGTAGCCACTCCATTCCAGCGACAATTCTTCACATAACCACGTTACCACCTGAATGGGGAGCATCTGCCCGAACTCAGTTTCAAGGATGAGCTGACGATACATCTTGCCAGCCTTCATCTTATATACCTTGCCAGAGTCAAGGTGGACATAGCGAATTGATTTCACATCTCCGTCTTCAGTTTTGCCGTTCATACAATCCGTCTTGTAGAGATGACTTCTCCAGTGGCGGTCTTTTAAGCGAAGAATACCACCATCTGGATTGAAACGATAGCTGGTTAAACGATTGAGGCAAACAGTTTTCAACTGTGCCATTGTTTTGATTTGAGCGAGTTCGGGGTCGTTGTGCTCACGGACCCATTTCAGGAGCTTGGGAGATTTGTAGTAAGCCAGAAGAATTTGGTTTCTTCTTGACTTAACACCATTGCCATGTTCCCGAAGTTCAAAGATTTCCTTGAAACCTTCGTAACCTTCAAAGGGATAAAATAACATAATATATTGGGTTTATTGTTTTGTTTACCAGATTGTAGCGAAATAGAAGTGGTCGTTAATGCAGAAATACCAGCACGGATTATCGTTCTGAGAGAGAGCTATGCGCTTCATTCCGTTGATGTCGTGCCACGTTGATACTGGATGCTGTTCAAGTATTGCCCAAATGTCTTGCTCTGGCTGAGATGAAACAATGAGATAGGGTTTTCTGGAACAGCTAAAGATTGCATGTTCAAGGTCGGGGCAGTTATTCTCGGCAATCCATTTCATTGCCGCAACTGTTCCACGCTCCGATACTTCTATGGCAGTGTAGGTTGTTTCCATTAGCGGTTTTGTTGGTTGGTTTACGGCTAAGAATAGAGAAGCGCGGGTGTCCTAAGTTGGCCACCCGCGCTTCTTTAACTATCCTTAATATCGCTTTTAACTTTTCTTTCTAATCGAAGTATATTTCATCAGCGTTAAACATTGCAGTTGCTCCGCCAAAGAATTTAACAACGAAGAAGTTGCCTGACTTACCTATAATTATACCTTCATGATAGCCACACCACGGCCTATATCCACGGTGATGATAGCCACGCCACGGTTTGACAAGTTTGCATTGCCATCCACATTCTTTGAAATGAGTATCGTAATCCATATCAGGCTTTTCTTGTGATTTCTACATTTTTGAGAAATGGACGTTCTCGCATCTTCTTCACATATTCCTCTGTAGCGAGGAACCGTACTGTCAGATGTCTGTCCGGCCCTTCCTTGTGAGTATAAAACTCGCGGCCACCAAATCGTAAGTATTCAACCACTTCAGCGGTGGCCGGAGCGCAGTAGTAATGTATCATATCAGTCCGTTGTGTCGAGATAATATGTCAGATCGTCACCTTTCAGATTTTCCATCGCCCAAGCGTCGGTTTCTTTCCAAAGGGCGTCATACTGTCGAGCAAGTTCCTCGTGTTCTGGGTAATGCTGGTGAATTTTCCAATTCAGCACCATTATATACTCTGTAAGGCCCTTGATACCGAGGCCAAATTCTTTCACCGTAGACCATGAACGTCGGTGGGTGTCGAGAACCGCATCGGGCTCCTGACCATTCAAGACAAACACATCGGCAATGCTGAAGTCCTGCCAGAATGTGGTACAAGGCTTATAGCCGGTCATTTCTTCAATTCCCCATGCGGGAAGAGAAGAGAAAAATTCATTTGCGTTTTTCATAAGCAAGTTGATTTTTGATTATATTGACGACGAGCGTAGGCGTTTGCATCACCATCGTTGATGTAGCAAACAAGACCACGCATTTCTACGCTGTTGAGTTCTGGGGCACGTTTACTTTCGTTTACAAACGGCCAGAAATACCCAATGCAAGGAGTTTCCACACCATGCACTTGAACTTGATAAATACCTTCAGGAATATACTGGAGAATTTTCGATTTTCCGTCGCTGTAATGAACCCTCAGGCCTTGAACCGGTAATTCTTCCTTGTTTATAATTACACCAAGGTCGTAACCAAGGTCAGCTTCGAGATGTCCGTGGAAGTACCAGCCACTTGCCATACGACTATCGGAAATGAACTCTTCGTGGTGTATGCGGCTCGCTTCCTCTGCTTCCGCATCAGGGTTTGTAAACAGCTTGTCCGAATGAGGAAAAGCCATCATTTTGATTATAGGTTTCATACTGCTGCTTTTGTTTTGTTAAATCTTCCAGCCTTCCATCCGTAGATGTTGGCAACATAGGGATAAAGTGAGCGGGTTCGCTTACGAAAACCTGCCTCGTCAATTTGCCGATTGTAGATGAGGTCGGCAATTCTTTCAGCATCTTCACGGTCTTTGGCGACACGGTACAACACATAGTGTGTGCCATCATGATGACTCAGGCAACCACGAATGTTGAAGCCATCTCCGTACCATTCGTTGCCATCTTCGTACACACTGAAGATGTCGTTAATTGTCGAGCCAAGTATTTTGTAGCCTTGATGTCTGCCATTCCATAAGCCCATATTGGCAAAGGCGATGATTACACCATCTACAGGCTTGTTAAGGTTCATTCGCTCGTCATCAAGAAAACCATTGACGACTCGATACCAATCTTCATCGGATAATTCGGCAGGCTGGTTTTCTTCGTCATCAAAGTATTCACGTCTGAAATCTTCGTGCTCCTTACGCGCTTTCTCGTCATGGAACATTTCACTGGTCCAGATTATTTGTTTCATAGTTTCTGTGGTTGTTTTGCGAAGAATAGGCACGTTTTATGTCCTATGTTGTCCGCTTGTTGTACTTTAACCTATGTTAATATGCGCTGGCGATATTCGTTCCGTGTTCAATATCCAGCATTATTTGAAGTCGTTTGGCACGTTTTCTATGCCATGCGAGATACACTGCGTTCTCAATGCCTAAGCGGCGTTTCAGTATTTCAACTGAGAATATGAAGTACAAATCCTCTGCTAATCTCACGATATTTTTGATTGTCTTTTTCATTTTTGGGCACAAAAAAGGCCGGCACTCGTTAAAGCGTCGGCCCGGTTGGGTTTACTGTTTTGTTTATTTTTACTTGTGCTTCACGGACAATTCAAGCTCCGATCCGCACTTTGGGCAGCGTACAATTGCTGTTTTGTTTTCTTCTGGTGCTGATTGGGTGTATATTTCAGGCTCTACGAATAGAGCAGGTAGTGACACCCCAAGAGCATCAGCAATGTTTTTTGCCTTACTTAATCGGAGGTCATGAACAAGGTGGGAACTTGCAGATTGTTGAGAGACACCCAGACGATTGGCAAGTTCAGTAATGCTAACGCCTTGACGTTGCATTATTTCTCGGATATAATGTAATTGTGCCATACTTTTGGATTTGTATGGCAAAGTTAACAATTTATCCTTATTCCACAAAATATTTTCTGTGATAAATCACCTCCTTTCTCAAATGTTAGCACTCGCATTAGCCATCTCAAACTCAGGCTCCGGCATAAATGTGAACACTTCCACGCCATCAAAGCTGTAATCGTCATTCAGCACAAGTTGGCCGACAAGTTCACGATTGTCTTTTATTGCCTTACACACTAATTGATAGGTTTCGAGGTCAACGCAGATTTCAACGTTGAACATATTAGCGTCGGCATCATCGTAGAGCAAGCAATATGCGTCATCGTATTCATATTCCTCCACCACATTTGCAGAACTAAAGAACATTCCGGATGAGGCGTGGTTGTCCTCCAGATATGCTTCTTCTGCAAGCGTTTCAGTCATCGGGCTTGACGCGCTGGTATGGAGTGATAGTATTTGAGCACCGAACACAAGCCCAAGTATGGCACAGAAAATTGTTGATGGTTTCATTTCAATTCAAGGATATTATCATTACTCCGACGATTACAGGCTCATCAGCTCTGCCTTGTTTGTTCACAGCAATCCGCAAATCATCTTCAAGACTTTCGCGGTATTCACGGGCATCTTTTAGCACTTTTTGTGCTTTCTCGGTATTTGCTCCGGCCTGCAACATTCCAATAATGTCACGGTTCACCTCGTGGAGCTGTTTCTTGAGGCTTTCAATTGTTTCGTTCATTGGTTATATCCTAATTTAATGTTCAACTTTGTAAGTTTTTCGGCATAGATAGCAAACTGCTTCTTTGCCACATCCCACAGTAATTGGTCGTTGTCAGTCCAATTCGGCTTTCGGCTGCGTTTTTGACAATCCACAAGCGTTTCAGTCATCAACGCCATTTGTCGCACAAGCCAGTCACGGCAATATTCATCCTTATCGCCGGGATAGTCGTAGTAAGGCGGTTCCACAAGTTTGTGGTATATTTCGGCTCCAATTGTGGCACCGGTACGGTCTGTAAATTCTGAGTAGAGCATAGTTGTTGCATTTTATTGATTTTGTTGGCACTTTAGGAAATTGAGCCTATATCACGCCTCGCAAAATTCCTTAGAATTTCACGCTTTTCGTTGTGCCATTCCACCAGAATTTATTATCTTTGCACACGTTTTCAGACAGTGCGCACATTGACATTCTGGAAGAGTTTAGACGTAGCGAAGGCACACTTCCGGCAATACCGGAAATGCGCCTTGAGTATGTTGATTGTCAGACCTTATGCAGCAGCCTCAGACTTTTCAGCTTCAGCAGGCACTTCCACGGTTGAGGGCACAGCAGCCTCAAACTCAAATTTCATTTTGAGGGCGTCAAACGACGCTTTAGCCGCTTTGTGCATTTTCTTTTTGTAGTCGCGGGTCAGTTCCTGCAAATCCTTGGCGGTCGGCATAATGCCTACACGAGCAAAGATTGAGCTTTCAGCGTCCCAACGGAGAACGGTTTTGCCGTCGGTTTTACGCACGATGATTTCAGCCGGAGTGCTGGCACGGAGTTTAACGGCAATGCCGCCATTGTCTACTTTAAGCCCTGCCTCGGAACGCTTTGCGTCCCAATGGATTTTGATTGCGTTTTTCCACACACGGAACACTTCATCGGCAGTTCCGTTTTCAGGCACGAACTCCGCGCCTCCAAGGTGGATGCACGTTTCAGTGACAGTTCCGTCTTTGCGCACGGAGCGGTACACAAGAGCGACACCGGCAAGCTGGTTGTTAGACACTTCGGAGAATTGAACACTGTTGTAACGAGTGATAGTTGCCATAATTTTTCGGTTTTTAGGCATTTTCTGCAATAGCGCATTGTGACCGTGACAGGAGTCGAACCTGCCACACTCACCAATATAGGGAGTTTCCACACCATTCCGGAGAATGGCACGGTCTAAGTTCATAAGATTGCAGAGTGCAGATTTCACCCTCTACACTCCGCAAAATCGTGTTCAGATTTCGCGCTTTCCTACCTATGCGATGTTTCAAAGGGCAAACCACTTGCGATAGTTTCACACCAAGCCATTTCAGGCAATTACGGCATTACTTACTCCTAAGACGTTTCGCATAGGTGTGGCACTCCCTCGCTCTCGCTTTAAGCGCACTTTCGGCACTTCCACAGGGGACTTTGGTCACTATACAACAGTTCCTAAAATTATTACACAAGGGCAATAATCGAAGCGTTTCCGCATAGTTATGGCACAGTTTTTCGCCACTCACTGACCGCCTCTAATCATAAGGTTGCAACAGGGCATACCTTTGGCACAATTCGCGTTTCAGTGCTTCCAATTCGTTGTTAGATACCAATGGCGCATAATATTGGCACAACACGCTGTGACACGTTTTTCGACCTCGCTATATGCACATTTTGTTTGCGCTTACATATAGCACCCCCTGTTCCCGACGACGATTTGCACGAGCATATTTGATAACTGAGCATTACAGTCAGGGGTGTTTCTTTCCTGTTTAGGCACATATCTGCACCTATTCAGAACGGTTTTCGCTTTCGCTTTCCGTTGCTATGTATGTGTTACGATTTCACGCTTTTACGCGCTTTTGTTTGGGTGTAATTTGGGTGTTAAAGTTGTTACACAATTTAGTTAATAATTCGCATAGTTAGGGCGTGTTTTGGATTGCTTTCCCTGCACCGCAATACTACTTTGCACTAAGTAGCCAGTTTGCTAATTTGTGGTTGTCGTTGTTGTTGTTTTAACTTGACAATGCAAAGTTAGGGCTAATATTTGACCCCACAAAATAAATTCTGTGGTTTAACATTTCTTTAACACTTTGTATTTTGTAAGTGGTTGGGTATTAGGCAAATAGCAAATTTAGGAAATTGTACCAAATAGGTCTATTTGTTAAATAATTTAACATATTACATTATGTAGATATGTAATTTATTGATTGTCAACAAATTAGCATAAATCTCTTTTTGGCTTATTAAGGTACGCAACACGCACACATACACGCACGATATACAAAAAGACTGGAGTCTATGCAATAGCGAAGTTAATTCTTAACAAAAATTAAGGTTTTTGCTTATCAAATGTTAACTGACTAAAATTGGCATCTAAACAGCTGTTAATCAATGATATACTTTCACTTTTGTAGTAAGTGAAAGTCTTAACTACTTGATAATCAATAAAATAATAAAAGGGAGGGTGTACCATCTGGTGCGGATTCCATATATATTGCCGACCCCGATTTTTTAAGTCTCATTTTCAGGGTAAGTCAAGCTCTTTCAGTCATCAAAATTCATACAACTTCCATATCTTTCGTCTGGCGGCCTTTCTCACCTCAGATGACCATTTATATTACCAAGGGTTCAAAACTCGCTCAGAGGGCTTAAAAATGGGCAAATTCACACATTATTATGCGAACCATATTCGACCCTTCAGATTTGGTGTTAAAAATATCATTTGGTCGAAATATAAAAACTCCCCTATATGCTTTTCCGATTTTTTCCGGACCCCCAAATTTCTAAGTCTGATTTCCTGAGAATTTCGGAATTTTTCCAATCAAATTTTACGATTCTCGAAAATGTGCGTAAATTTGCGCTTAAATTGATTTAGTATATCTCGCTATATGGCTAAAACCGACCTACAGATCCAAAGTTTTTTGGCATCTAATTCATATCGTTCCCGAACAGACTGGGAAATGATTTCAGCTTTTTGTAAAGACAAGGCTGAATTTACCGTCAATGCCGAATTTAATCCTGAGAGCGGCATTACAGCTTCCGAATTCATCCAATGGTATGAGACAGGATTTGGCAGCGGTGACATCGCAAAGTATGAAGACAGCACGGTGATTATCGGAAAATGCGATTTTAAGGCCGCTACAATCGTCGGAAGGCTCTCGGACGATAAAATCCTTACCGAACACTCCAAAATCGACACAGAGAGCTTAAAAACGGCCTCTGAGGATGAAATACACGGCTGTCGTGGAGTAATGCTGAGAAATAAGCTCCAATTCAGCTGGAAGACCTACGACTTAATCTGCAAACATATTCCTGAAATCAATGACCGGGTAATCTTTCATGGCAAAGGGATAAAGGGGCTGGGTGTAATCCGCACTGTGGATCAATTATCGGGAGAGGTTGAACTTTATTGCTACTACATCTACGAAACAAAAGCGTGTGGTTTTTCAATGCACGAAAAAGGTATTGTAAATCTCCATGACTTCTGGTTTGAGCCGATGGATAATGGAGACAAACGACAAAGCAAAATGAACGGCATATCGTGTCAACGAAGACTGAACAGAGAACTGGAGCGTTATGGTAGGACTTGGAACCAGAACCGACATAGGGTTGAGCCTATAACGATGAGGGTCGAGGAAGGCAAGAAATACTGGTACATTAACGACAAGTTCCAACTGGTGTCAGACATCGAAAAAAACAATCAAACATCAACCAACCGCCTTCTCGCTGGAAATTACTTCACATCAAATGCAAGCGGGCTGGAAGTTGTCGGCCAAATTACTGAGATTATCCGAAACTATCTCGCCACTCTTTCAAGTGAACCAAGATAAAATTAAACGACCACTGACATTTCGTGAGTGGTCGTTTCTGTTATTCATCTTCTCTGAGAGATTCTATCGTTATCGAGTCTATGATGCTCTCGTCTCCATGAACTTTGTTTAGAGTCCTGATACCCTCTGCAAAGAACATACAAGGCTGGATGATGAGTTGTTCATATTGGGTAGGTCCTTTGTTGCTAAGAAGGCAGCTGAGGAATTCCTGTGTGGTATAACCGGCATCAGTAACCTTCAAAACCACTTGTTTCCATCCCCATTTGTTGATGGCTCCTTCCGAAGTTACGTTTTCCTTTTCCGGATCAGCTGAGAATCGTAGGATAGGATCGCCTTCTCTCTTATCCGGCTTCATGTAAGCTATGATGAAGTTTGCTGCCAGTTTCTCGATTGGAGTGAGAAGCCTGAGATAAGCATGACCGGTGTTGTGAATTAGGTAAAGTTTGGTCATATATTCCAGACTGTCCTTTACTGCCGTTCTTTTTTCTTCTCTTGTCTGAGGTTGGTTGGCCCGCTCTACTCTTTCTGCTGTCACATCAAAGATGCCGGACTTGGAAATCTTATAGACAGATTCCTGATGGCTCAAGTCTGTCTGTTCCCACTTGAAAATTTTATCCAGCAAGTCAACTGAGAACATTTCGGTAAAGGTTACTGGAATTGATTCTCCACCTTCCAACTCTACACAACCCTTTTCCATATTACCTTGGACTTCTTCGTAGGCTGTTTCAAGAATGTTTTGCTGGAAGTCCTCGATTGGATAGCCGTAGCCTTCAATATCGAAATCTTCTGAGAGTTCTTCATCCTCATCAAAATCTTCAGAATTCTGGAGACTGTCATAAAGAGTCCACCAAACAGTATTGATGAAAAGTTTAAGAGGACTGGAAGCTGCATAAGAAACATCTGAGATTATTCTGTCAACTTCATCAACTGGAAGCATAGGGTAAGACCAGCTTTTTCTTCTTGAAGAAATTTCTGAAGAGTTCCTAACTGTTGAAACAGCTTGAGTCATCTCAACAGCTTCAACAGTTCTAAACTGTTCAAAAATATTTTTTCTTTTCTGAGAACGTTCCTCTCTTGTTAGTCCGTCATCTTCGATTTCGTTGTCGTCTTTTTCGTTTTGTTCCCCCCTTTCTTTAACCAGAGCTTCGCTCTGGATATTTCTTTTATTATTTTCTTTCTCTATATTTATTACTGGTGTAGGAAATTCAACAAAATGCGGGATTTTCGACACTCCAAAGCGTAGAAAATCCATCAGTCTTTTGATAACTTCTGAGAGTGAAGATGCTGTATTTTCATCATAAATGCTGTCGGCGAGTTTTAAGACTGTTTCTTGTGTAGTTTTTTCAGCATTTTTGTCGTAAAAACGTGCAACAAACTCAGATTTTGTCGAAAATACATCATATACAGCCTTAAAAATATGTCGCATATCCAGCAACTCTGCGGGATATTCATCAGTTTGTAGAATATTCGACAGAGTTGCGGGATTTTCTACATTCTGCTGTTTTTTCGACTCTATGCTCCCCGGCATGTTAGAAAAGAAGCGTTCAGCCTCTTTGCACTCTGTTAATCCCAATTTGTTCAGAGTGGCAATATCATTATTCTGAAAAGCCGTACACACAGCTCTTTTCTCGATTGCAGTTTTCTTTTCGTACAACAATGACGAAACCGCAAACAGATAATCAGCCTTTACAAAGACATTCTTGCCAGATATGACAATCAGCCCAAGTTCTTCAAGTTTTCGCAGATATATTTCCACTCGTCCGCGATCCACCCCTGTGTTTTCAGCGATTTGCGAATTGGACACAATGAAGCCCGGATTTGAAATTCCTTGTCGCAACAATAAAAGATACTCATCAAACAGATAGGTGAAGACAGCTGTCTGTGCAGTGTTCTTCAACAATCTTGCCAAGCATCTCAGATGTTGACTATAGATTAGTTTTTGTTCAGTCATTGTCACGGAGTTCTGAGTTGAAATATGAATAGATTTGTTTGTAGTTGATGACTTGTTTTACTGGTTTATATCCCAGCTTACGAGCAAATCGGCCCACGTTTGATTTGTTGGGAATAAGTTCTGGATGCTCGTGGGCAAATAACTCAGCCATCTCGTCGAAGCTCATTTTGAATTTTGGTTTAGAATTGGCCATCTATATAAAGTAATTGAAAAATTTTTTTATTAAACTTGTATCTCCAGCCATGTTTGCGTGATGTCATTTCACGGGTCATATAGCCGTCATCGCAAAGTAGTTTCAAATACTTGTTTGCAGTGATGTAGCTAACCGATTTCAATTCTTTGGCAATTTCACGGCTCGGCACTTGGAATGTATAACCAAATGTTTCAATTAGAGATTTTGCAAACTCTTTCACTCTTTTGTTTTCTGTCTGTGTCATTTTATCTTTGGAGTTTCGTGGAAGAATAGTCTTACTTAGTATAATTGTTTATATTCGTTCATACTTACTCGTCAATAAAGATAGCCGGGCATACTAATAGCTGCCCGGCTGATTTTTAGTCTTCCGAGTTATCTTCGCTTTCAGGCGTGTCCACATCTGCATCGTCTTCAGGCGGGTCAGGAATGGCTGATTTGTCCACCACTGCGAGATTGCTAACGATGTCTTTCACCACGTCTTTGTAGCTCACAAGGTTTGCAAGAATGAGCCTTGAAAGATTTTCAGGGATAGTTATGCAATTGTCACTTGATTGTAGGGCCCAGTTGCTACTAAAATGAATTCGAGGAATAGCTGGTGTTGCCATAAATAGCAAGCCGCCATTGCCACTATTCTTTGCCATTTGTTCCAGTTTCTCGATGAAGGCTATCTCGTCGAAAATTCCTGACAGTTGTTCAAATTCTTGTTTATTCATCGTTCAGTCTTTTGAGAAAGTTAATTATCTGAGGATCTTTGTGGGCATTATACCCACACCAAGTGCAGATACCATACGCCACATTGAGCATATAGTTTTCGCGGTAGCACTCTGGACATCGTGTCAGCAGAAGATTACCACTATTAGGAGCATATTCAACTCCGGCACGAGGGGTGCGATAGATTTTTTCTTTTTCCATGTATGATTTCTGATATTTTGTTGGCTGACAGTCTTGACGCTGCTTCCAGTTATGAGTTTAGCAATTGCTGAGTGGTAACGGCAGATGTGCTTGAATATCCAGTTTCGATATTCAATTTCTTGTCTTTTGATGAATTTGACCATTAATCTGAAGTTTGCGTCAAACTCTATCATCACGTCATCGTAGAATTTGATAATATTGACTGTTACCATAATTGTCGGGTATATAGAGGTGTTGAATTATTGCAAAGCGTAGGTAGACCGGCGGTTACGGCGTCTTGACATTGTTCTTTCATTGGACAATTCTTGCATTGGCGGTTGTCAAATATAATAGCCATCACTACGATATGGATGAACCACACAAAGAATCCAACCAAACCGAGAGCTATTAAGCCAGCGATGATTTTGATTGCAAGCATCATTGCTTTGGATTTAATTTGTTGATAAACATTGGACAGTTTTCAGAGCCTACCTCGTGATTCTTGGGAATCTCATTCCAGTCCATCTGACCATGAAACCAGAAACAGTATTTTCTATCCCAGCAGCCAATTCTGTCACAATGGAATTCTGAATTGACGCTAATAGACTTAGCCTTCTGATGAGTGATGAAATTCGCATTGTTTGGAAGGTCATTCCAAAATCGTTCAGGTATCTCTCCATATCTGAATAGCTCTGAAGAATGAATGATGTGGCCTTCATGCGTCAAAATATGCGCAATTTTTTTCTTTGGCTTGATTATCGGAAGCACAGCATAATACTGATGTTCGATAATGTAATCGTAGTTCATACGATGGTCGATGATGTTCATCCAATACGCACACTCAAAGCAGACCGAATCATTAAGCATCCGGTCGTAAATTTGAGGATCACGATGAAATTCGTGAGGGTGAACTATGCTGCCACACTTGGCACAAACGTACACATGCGGCACACCACACCCTTCTGCATGATTCTTCATACGAATTCAGTTTGGCTTTGTCAGCCGGTTTGTCGATGAGATAGAAGGGTGCGAAACTGTGTCGCACGTCAATTTATGTGGCTAATGCCTATATGGAATCAGAAACGTATCGAGTTGAATACGTCATTGATTTCGTCTTGTGTAATTCCAATATAGGTTTTTGTGACTTGAATATTGGAATGGTTTAGTATCTTGTTCAAAAGAATGAGACTTTCAGCACTATGGCCATTTGTGTCATAAACATATCGCCCGAATGTTTTCCTGAAAGTATGAGTGGAAAAATGATTGATATTGAGGCGATATTTATATTTGAACAGTTTTAGCTGTTGGTTGACATTTTGAATGGTCATTGGCTGGCCGGTCCGATTTGTCTGGAAGATGTATAAAGCCTTATTGGGACAGCCCATGAGGGTCCAGAGTTCACGGAGTTTATCTCGGACTGATTTGTTGAATGAAATTTTGCGAGGCTTGCCTGTTTTCTTTTCCAGAACAACCGTTTCAGTTTTGTCGAGAACATCAACCCATCGAAGTTGAAGCACATCGGAGGCACGACAAGCGGTACAGAATGATAATCGGGCATACAATTCCCAAAAATATTCCTTATCTTCATGCAGCCCATCGACCAGTTTGAGATACTCAGAGTATTCCAAATGATCTGCGGTTGTGAGTTGATTTTTCTTTGCCATAGATTGTCTCTTTCAGTTTCGATAGCAAAGTTAAGTTTAATTTTTCACACCAACAAATAAATTGTATATTTTCTTTGTGTAAAAATCGTAATATATATGATGTCAAATAAATATGGGGAGCAGCTGCTCCCCATATTTAGAATTTGTTTTTGAAATCTTCCATACTAAGTATTTGAATTCCGAGGTCCTTGGCTTTAGAAATTTTGCTGGAGGTTCCGTTGGTATCTTTTACAACCAGATGGGTTGTTTTCTTGGAAACTCCGGACGCAATAGTGCCACCACCAGCTTTAATTTCTTCTTCAAGAGCGGCATCACGCACTCCTGAGAAACAAACAGTTATCCCTTTGTATTTGCCGTCTTTGTCAACAACCTGAGTGGCAATCTTGAAGGGTATGTCTGTTTCTATTAGAAACTCGTGGAAGGGCACAATCCCTAAAACAAAGGACTGCTGAGTTTTTGATAGTGTAGCCAATTCCTGATTTGACGGCCAAACTCGCTCGACTTTACCACGAATGAACCAATCGAAAGTTGTGGGCGACATTTCATCGAGAATTTTCTGAGCCTTTATCTTTCCAATTCCCTGAAAGCAGTCGCTGGCGTGCATCAAAGTAGCCAAATCAATGCCTTCTTTGATTTTTCTCATTTGATCGAGAATGTTGTTTGAGATAACTTCCCCAAACCCTTCAATATCCATCAGTTCGTCCCAAGTGATATTGAGAATGGATTTGATGGATTGATGTCCAGCATTAAACATCTTGGCAATTGTTTCATCGCCAATATTTTCAACGCCAACAATATTCAAAAAGTGAGCAATCTTCGCCAATTTGCGTCCCTTACATTCAGGATTGGTGCAATATAGCTCAATGCCTTTTTCATCATATTGCGTAGGTGCACCACAGGCCGGACATATTTTAGGTTCGCTGAACGTTTTCCCACAGATTGTTTCCAGTATCTTGGGAATAACACCACCAGAACGAGTAACAAGGATGCGTGAACCGGTTGCAATACGATTCGCTTTACACCACCCAGCATTATAGCCAGTGGGATTCTCCATCGTACAGTCACCGGTGTCAACAGCTTCTATATTGACTACTGGCTTCAATGCGCCTGCTTTGCTCACATTCCAGTCAATTCCTTTCACAGTTGTCTCAAAAGACTCTGTAAAATCTGGATGCTTGTAGGCCATTGCGTAAAGAGGATTGCCAGTATTTTGTTGCCTACCGATCACCTTCCATAAGATAAGGTCATCAAGATAAATGACAAGCCCATCAATATAGTAGATTTTGCGCCATTCAATGAATAATCTTGAAAGAAGCTCTTCCGAAAGTTGCTCAACTGGGATGGTCCATTTCAGATTAGGCTGACCAAATGTCTTGCTTAAAGCATCATACAACTGTGTGTATGTGTCGTATTCTTCCAGACTTTCGTCTCCTACTCCGTATCTGAAGAAATCAAGCGTCATCATTTCCACAGGCGGCACTACATCTCGGTTAATGAATCCCGCCGCTGTGTTTCTGGGTGACTTGTACGGAGAGTTTTTCTTTACATAGTTCACATCCCACATTTTACAACGGAACACCAATTCGCCAAAAGTTATTTTAGGCGAGATGTAACCATGACTTTCAGCATAATCGCTGAACATGCCATTTTTGTAGTGTAAGGAGCAATCTTGCCCTTCATTTTCAGAACCGCCACGAGAGTAAGTCATTCCTGTTGCCTCATCATGGAGCCATGATACACCGTCAAATTTTGGAGTGATGACTATCGACGCTGTTGGTGGAATGGCAAGAGAGTTTAGCCATTGCTTGACATCGGCCAAACTTTTGACTTTATTGAGCGATTTCATAGGAATTGGAAGCCTTCGTTTACGAGAACCCGGAACTGGAGCTGGCTCAATCTGGGTGAACCACGCATTGTTCGGATCCAACTCTCGTAGAGCATCGACTATCTGGTCGTATTCTAAATCTGAGATATTTGGGCTTCCCAGTCTGTATTGTCGATTGTACTCTTTGAGTTTTTCGACAAGTTCTGCTGCATATTGCTGATTGTTCATATTTTGATGAAATTTTCTTGTCGCAAACATTGTACAATGTTTGCGACAAGAATGTGATTTAGGTTGGAAGTTCGGGGTTAATTAGAGCGAAAATCTTTTCACGCCCTAATTTATTCCATTTCAGGAATTCACACTTTTTTGGACCGGGTGTCATCACCATTTCTCCCCAATCTTCATGTCCTGAAGTAAGGATGGCCGGTCCTTTATCGGTTGTAACTACGCCAAGTTTGGCAAGTTTACAGCGGAGTGTACGATAGCACATTCCAAGTTCTCCAGCAAGTTGAAGTGTGGTATATAACTCTCGTGCTTCAATGACTGCATCGTAATAATTGGCCTTTGGCGTTGCTATTGACAGTCTGTTTGATGTAGCAGACAGCTCTTGGAGAGCTTCGGCTCGTTCTCGTTGCGCCAGTTCTTTAGCTGCTCGCTCCTCTTTGAGACGCATTGCCATTCCGATTACGAGGTCTGGATTGTCAATCATCTCATCAAGAGTTTTGGACATTGCCGTCATGCCGTGTCTCAACAGTTCCTTAGTTCGGTCATTACACCATATTGCAAACGCTGGAGACAGCCAATGGGCGAACTCGATAGCGACATCTTCGTGCATCCAAGTTCCTTGCTTATCTCGATCATTACCTCCTTTAACAGCCTGAATAAGAGCCGAACAGGGGATTCCCTTGATTGATGATAGAGTTTTTACAAACTCTTTAGTAGATTTTTGTCGAGTCCAATCATATACGGATTTATTGAATGCTTGGGCCATTTCCGTGGCATTGATAGTTGTATCTTCTCCAGCCAAGAAGGAAATGTTGGTTCCATTGTATTGGAATACAGTTATTTCAGAGGAGGAAGTTTTGTTTTGAGCAGCTTTGACCGTTTTATGGGTTACTCCGCTGGCATTGACAATAACCTCTGGCGTTAAACCTTCGGCCCATTCTACCACTTGCTTGTAAGTCCTTGCGGTATGAGAGCTTTCGTTCTTAATGAGGTAGAAGTATTTGGCTACATCCTTTCTGCGTATTGCCCACATTGCCTCTCGCCTCGGATCAAATTTTAGTTTGACGGCAGATGGGCACATGGTGTAGATTGGGTTGGTACACATGAACTGTGGGCGGCTCATCACACGACAAATGTCGTATGCGCATAGCCATATAGTTCCGCCTTCGTCAATTAGAACTCTAACCGGCTTACTTCCATAAGCGAGTTCTTTATAAATTATGGTGCTCATAAGAATATGTTTGCTGGAGAGAGCTTGTGAATGGCCCTCTCCAGTGATTGATTATTTTACCTTTGTGTGACCAAAGCCACCTTCTCCACGTTCTGTTTCGTCGAGGCTGTCTGTGGGAATCCATTCAATGCGAACAAATTCCTTTGCAACAATCTGGCAGATGCGATCTCCATTGTTGACAACGAAATCTTCTGTGCCAAGATTATGGACTATTGCACCAACGTCACCACGGTAGTCTGCATCAACAGTGCCGGGGGTGTTGGTGAGAGTGATGCCGTGTTTCAGGGCAAGTCCGCTGCGGGGGCGTACCTGAAGTTCATACCCTTCAGGGAGCTGAATGTGCAGTCCGCTTGGAATAAGTTTGCGCTCATTGGGCTTGATTGTTACTGGCTCGTCAATAAATGCGCGGAGATCCATGCCTGCCGACATCAGAGTGCTGTATTCGGGCAGTGGATTATTGGATCGGTTGATTACCTTCACTTTGATTGTTTTCATCTCTTTTCTTTTTGCTTTTAAGTTTTTCGGGGGTTGCTTTCATGTTGTACTTCCAGTTCTCGCGATTCATACGTCCGTTTTTGTAAACTTTGCGGTGAACGCCACATAACTGGTCGTATTCTTTGAGCGTAAGAACGCCCAATTCTTCATCCACATCTATTTCAATTTTGGGGTCCCACCATCGCAAATATAAACTGCAAGTGGATATTGCATCGCCATCACAGGCGGCTTTGACAGTAGGGGTTCTGACCCCTAAAATTCGCGCTGCTTGCAATTGAGATGAAAAAACTCCAATAAATTTCTTGAGTGGGTTGAATACGAGGATTCTTCGAGCTTCTTTAGTCTGTCCGGGTGCCATTATCTCCATTTAAGAAGACCTCTGGCGTTAACCGGTCCTTGGCAGTTCTAAACAGATATGCGTCAGACACGCAAAAACCACGAGTGAATAATTCATCAATGCGGTCGTTGAGGTGCGCCAAGAAGTCTGGGTTAGTATAGGAGATAAACAAGTAGATAAAACTACAATCAATTAGGAGATGGCTTTCAAGGTTTTGGATGGCAACCTTGCCTTTATCCAATTCATACGCTGTGATGAGTGCGTTAATTGGATGGAAATAGTTTTTCAGGAAGTCCTCTGCGGAGTATGCTGAAAGACCGGTATTATTGAGATATGCGGTGGCATCAAAGTATTTAATGCCAGTTTCAGATGATTCCCCTATGAGCAGTTGGGGAAATTCCGGAAATGCTTGCTCAGTGCATAGAATGTTTTCAATACGCTTCCCGGAAGTAGCGTTTTGCATTAGGCAATTGCAGACTTGGACTGGAATTCGTCAGTAGGCCAAAGGACAGATTCGGCTTTATCGAATTTGATGTCTCGGATAACGAAATCAGACATGCTGAGGTGCTTGCGAATGCGCTCGGCAGCGTCGGTGTTGGAACTTGCTGGTGTGTAGATGGTCTCATAAGTGCGTTTTTCTTTTGCACTTTTTTCATCAATGGTGATGATCATTACCTTAACGGCATAGATGCCGATGTTTTCGTCGGCTTCAGGGTCAAGGAAATTGTAAACCATGCCTCCGACGAGCTCGTTAACATGCTGTAGATTGTCGTTGAACAGCATTTCAGAGATTTTTGTCTTGATGATTTCAATCAAAACCTCACTGTGTCGAGTACGCTGTTGGTCTTCGATAATCGCATACGCGATTTTTTCTGCCTCTGTGTAGCTGGATGCGTACACTAAGTCTTCGGTCTTAACTTTGGCCAGAGAGCCGTCTTCTTGCTCCGCTGTCCAAGCCATTTTGATACGATAGTAATCAAAACCTGTTTTCATTGCGGTGTGATTTTTAGTTGAACAATTAAGTTATCGAGAGCAAAGTTAATATCTATTTTTGACACAGCAAAGCAAAATTATACATTTAACATTTGATAAGTACATAATATATTAGATTATTGCACATTATAATAACAATCGAAAATTAAGAGTTTAACACTTAACAACAGTTGTCGATTGACGAATTGGCTTTTGAAAAACTGAATTTGTTCCTTCAGGCTATTCTTCTGAAAACGAAGATTAATGGCTACGAATACCAGTAACGATAAATTCAATGTTGATTTGCTGGAAAGTATTTTCCGCACAAGCAAAAAAACAATACAAGAATATATTAGGGAAATTGAGCGATATTGTCGATTCAAATCTGTCCAAAACCAAGTTGTTAATGGGACAGTGCTTGATGACCGCAGTAAGCTGATTGACCTTTATGAAGCGTGTGTTCAACAGGACGCACATCTGTCTGGTGTGCTTGAAACTCTCGAATCTCAGATTGTTGGTGAACGATATATGTTAGCAAAGCAAAATGAGAAAGGTCGCTATGAAAAAGATATAGAAGAAACTAAAAAAATTCAAGGCACTCAGTTTACCAAAATCATACGAGGTATCGTAGAGGCAAAACTTTACGGTTATACTGGCATTGAAATTTGTCCTGAGATTAATGAGCGGACCGAGCGTTTGAATGAGGTCAATATAATTGAGCGAAGGAATATTTTGCCCGACCAAAAGCGCATTGTTCGCAGACAGGGTATATGGCTACCGGGTTGGGATTTTGAAGACAAGAAATATGAAAAGCTGTATGTGTTGATTAATTCTGGTACACTTGGACTTTTTTCTTCTACTACACCATTGATTTTGGCCAAGAAGTTCACATTTGCCAACTATGTTAATTTCTCCCATACTTACGGTCAACCTATAATTCATGGGAAAACTGAAGGAGAAAGTATTCAAGATAGACACAGGATGGCAGATGAAATATCCAGTGCTGCTCAGAATAAGGTTATTGTTACTGGCTTGAATGATGAGGTGGACATCAAGACTTTTTCAATGTCCAACTCAGAGCATATATTCACCGGTCTTATTGAGCACGTTAATGCTGAAGTCTCGAATTTGATTCTTGGATCTGAGTCAATGGCTGGTGCCACTCAATCCTATGTTGGCGCAACACGAGCGCACCAAGACATATTTCGTGACCGCATTGCTGTATATCGTGAATACATTGAAAATATTATGAATGAGGAAATTATTCCTCGTTTGGTCGCTATCGGCTATATTAAGCCGGGATTGGAATTCAAATATTCAAATCGTCTGGAGATGTCCAACAAAGAGCAAATTGAGCTATTTTCCGCTCTATCTGATCGTTTTGAAGTACCATCGGAGGAAGTGGAAAAAACTTTTGGTGTAGCCGTTGGTAAGCAAATCAATCTTCAAACTGGAGGCGGTGGCGGCGTGTCTGTTGGAGAGGACGGAGTTACAGGCCCTCGCCGCATGTCTGACGAAGAATATTATCGTCGTTACGGTCACAGCCGTGGTGTGACAAATTTTTTGAGGGAGAGAAAGTAAAGGGCACCGCTTTACTCTCCGAGGTACAAGCACAAAGGTTGCCCGAAGAAAATAAAGAACGTGATGAAAAAGAATATGCTGCGCTATTGGTTATATTCGAGCATCTTATGGAGTCTGATTCAGATGAAGATGGTCGCCTTGAAATTCTCGAAGAACTTATGGCTTTGCGAGCAGAACACCTTATTGGCCATGCTTGCAATGGGTTTAATTTGACAATTGAAGAAGCACTACAAGTGCTGAAAAATACAGAAGGTTTGTCTGAATTGGAATCTGCCAGACGAGATTGCTTGGTAGCTGCTGTCGAAAATTTAATAGATTTTGCGGTTGCGGAAGAATATCAAATGCTGTCCGAAATTGATGAGTTGGATGAATCTGACGAAGATGATGTGGACGAAGATGATATTCTCGCAATTTTTGCAAGATATAATAAACAGTATGCTCGTGTGGAGAATTCAGACGTGGAGTATGCGATGATTATAGCTGCTGGTCTTGCTGCGTTGAAGCCGACAACAATATTGACTTATATGACACAAGGCGATGAGCGAGTAAGACCTTGGCATTTGCAATATGAAGGCTTTTCTGCGCCAAAAGTGAGTTTTCCGGCTTGGCTTATCCCTCCTATTGAACATCAATGTCGTTGCTATTTGATTGAAGACACTATTGAAAACAGTGTTAGAGCAGCCTCGCAAAAACTTGAAATGCCAGATTGGTTTAATCCCACATTTAAAGAAAGCGTAGCTTTGGGCGGTAGAATATTCTCAGATGAACACCCATATTTCCAAGTTGATATAGAGCATAATGCCAATCTTCAGTTAATCGCTCAACGTATCAAGAATAAATATTTGAATGCCAGTAATTAAGATTACACCACAGCAGATGGCTGCTCAATGGGCTGGGGCCGCTCACAAATTTCAAATTGGGGTTCATAATTTTGAAGTGAAAGCTGGTCATGCTGCGGTGCAGGTATTCCAAGATTCATTCCTCAAAAAAAGAATGAATACTGCTGGTAGCCGACCTTGGGCACCGTGGCAAGGAAATTATCGTGGTGGGGCGGGATTATTGCAAGAGTTTGGAACACTCAGAGATTCTATAAAAGTTGCAGCTCATGTAAAACATCGAATAACGATTTTTACAGACCCAAAGGAATTTAATAATTCGGTACAACGTCATAAGGGGTTCTGTTATGCTGGGGTTCACAACAACCTGAATTCATTGGTCAACAAACCAAAGAAAGGACCTAAAAAAGAACGCCAATTCATCGGACACTCAACTGTGTTGAAAGCTGAACTTGAAAAGCTATCTGTTCTCATATTTGAAGGATTACCTAAATGATTGTAGATAAAAATAAGCCTCAAAAGAAAGAAAGTAATCAGCAAAAGGTTGAGGCCATTGAGCTGCCAAAGACTCAAGAACAAGAATTGTATGAGGCAAATCCATTGTCTGAAATATATAGAGCTGTAGAAAGCATTGTGCGAGAGTTGCGGGTTGACCCAAATAATCCGGAGAGTCCACCGTTATTTCGGACCGTTAAGCTGAACTCAGGGCAACTGACTCGTATTAAAAACGATAAACATAATCTTGAATATGGTTTGGCTTTCCCTGCTGTATTTATCCACCTCATCAATATTAGATGGTTGGTGCAGACCTCCAGAATTGGCGAAGGACGAGCAGATTTGCGTATTTGCTTTGTTTTGAATCGTTTGAATAATGGGGATGATGAATATCAGACTGAAGGCTATGATGTTTTTCAACGTGTGCATAATGCAATTGAAGCCAATAAGTCCAAGTTTGCGCCTTTGACTGAAAGGTGTCAATTGACGTATTTTGATCAAGTCGAGAATTTTGACGATGGGCTACAGCAATATTGGATAACATACGAGGTATGGTTTAGAAATTATACGTCTTATCGTTATCGTAATTATGTGGAGCGCAGCATTGTAATCCCTCCCTTTACAAATCATTCTGACCAGTTGCCGGAAAACAATCAAGATCACCACGACGACCATGATGATCCAAAATTTGAAGATGTTGCAGGCTTTCAGGAATAGCCTGCAACAACCTTTCGTTTTTGGACTTGCTATTCTTCAGAAAATAGATAATGGACGAAAACGAATACAAATACATTGTGGGGGAGGCTTCTGAGAATAAGCCTGCTGTCATTCGTTTCTACGGCCCAGTAACGCCAGACACCACTACTCGCTTTAATGATGAGTTTCTATGGCTTCAGAATTATGTAAAGCCATCTAAAATTTTGGTGTTAATCAATTCTGAAGGTGGCTCAGTTGTGTCAGGCATGAGTACCTTTTCAGTCATCCAGTCTTGTCCTATTGAAACACATTGTGTGATTGAGGGCATTGCTGCTTCGATGGGAAGTGTTATTTGGGCTGCTGGTTCAAAGCTCTTTATGCACGATTATTCAATTCTTATGATTCACAATCCATTTGTCAATGCAATTGACTCTCAGGATGAATCTACTAAGAATATGCTGAAGGCTTTTAGAAGTCAGCTGGAAACTATTTATCAGAAACGTTTTGGGTTGAAAAAGTCTGAGGTTCGAGCTATCATGGATGGTGAGGGAAATGCAGATGGTACATATTTGACAGCAAAAGAAGCTGTGAAAGCCGGGATTTTGCCAAAAGCCAATGTCATCAGTACCTCCGAGCAAGTTCGTGCCGACATACAGAGTAAAATTGAAGGATTAGGCAGTGCGTCCTCTATCCGTGACATCATGGCCGCGATGGTCAGCGATGAAGCGGAGAACAAACTTATCGAGAAAGCACTCGCTATTCTTGAACAAAATAAGCAAACTAATCAAACACAACAAGTAATGAACGAAAAAGAACTGGCTTTTGACACTGTATGTGCGCAGCTTGGTTTGGCTAAGGACACTCCGGTAGCTTCCGTGACCCCTCGCATTACTGAGTTGACAAAGGCCGAGAGTGACCTTAATACTGTCAAGGCTGAGTTGGCTACTGCCAAAACAAGTCTAACAGATACCAAAGCAGAGCTCGACCAGTTGAAGATTCAGTTTAAGGGAAAGGAAGCGGAGGCGAAGAATCTTGCCGATGAGCTTGCTGAAGCCAAGAACAAATTGAAAACGTATCAAGATGCAGAAGCAGCTGCGAAAGCCGCTCACATCGAAGAACTCGTTCAGGCCGCTGTGACAGCTGGCAAAATTCAAGTCGAGGATAAAGCTGAATGGATCAGTATGGCAGAAGCCAATCTGCCACTTGTAGAGAAGACTCTTGCTGGCCTCGCACCTCGTGATAAAGTGACTGAGGAAATTGCAAAAGATCCTGAAAATGTGGAAGCTGCTGCAAAATCCATGAAATCTACCGAAGAAGCTCTTGCTGAGAAAGTAAAGGCTGTAGTAGGCGACATCGAATTTAAAACTTTTAGCTAATCCATAAGACACAATAATGGCAGGCAATATTAATTACGCCGGTAATACCTACTCCGGCGAAGTGCTGGAAGACCTTTTGGTCTATACCGCACAAGGTAATGATACATTTGCCGAGGGGTTGATTCACATCAAATCCGGTGTTCAGAAGCGTTATGTGCTTCCTCACATCGAACTTGGTGAAATTATTCAGGATAACAAGCCTACTCCAACTTCTGCTGAGGGTGGCGCAACTGAAGACGGTTTTAACCAGTACACTTTCTCGGAACGTTATCTTGATCCACAGGATTTCATGGTTTATCTTGAATTCAATCCTCGTGACTTTGAAGAATACTGGAAGCCATTCCAGCCCGATGGCCAGCTCTTGTTCCGCGACCTTGACCCAAAGGTACAGTCGAAGATGCTACATCTTCTTATTGACAAGAAAGATCAGTACATCGGTGATTCTATCTGGTGTGCCCGCAAGGGTGGCGTAGATGCCAAGATTACATGTCCTGATGGCGCAACCGTTCTTGGTGGCAAGTCTGCTGCTGGTAGCATGAAGTATTTTGATGGTGCAATCGCTCGCATCCTCGATAACTTGACTACTACCGACAAAAATGAACTTGCTGGTGGACAGGCAATTCTTGCCGGTGACACTGAGCTTACTACTGGTGAGCAAGTGGAAACCGCTCTATACACAATGTGGCGAGCATGTCCAAAGAAATTGCGTAAGCACTCGAACCTGAAGTTCGTTATGGGCTGGGATCTTTGGGACCTCTATGACGAGTATCTGACCAGAAAAGAAGTGAAGTATGTTGAGAACGCTGACATTAACAAGCGTCGCTTCAAAGGCAAGTCTATCGTAGTCATTAACGGTGTTCCTGAACACACCATCGTTCTTGGTAAGTTCAACTCTGGTATGGACTCAAACCTTTGGATGGGTGTTGACTATGCTACTGACCAAGAATCTGTTAAGGTTGAACGCCTTCAGGCGAACTCTGAGCTCTACTTCTTCCAGATGCGTATGAAGATGGATGTTAATATCGTGCTCCCTGCCGAAATTATCATCTGGACCGCATACAAGAAAACTGCGTAACGTACCGGAGCGCGGAATTTTACCCGACAAGTAAAAACAGTGATGGGGAGTGGAGAAAGAAACTCCGCTCCCCATTTCTAATTCTAACACATTATGGCTAAGATTAAAGATACAGAAGAAATTGAAAAGTCAGTAGTTACAGACGACGTAGAAGTCGCAATTCCTGTAGAAGTCGTTGAGGAAAATCAGCCGACTGTAGCAGAAGAACATAAGGCTGAGAAGCCTAAGAAAACTGGCAAGGGTAAGGCCAAAGATGAGCCTGTTATTGAGATGTCCGAAAGGGTAAAAGACATTCTAAAAGTCTTCTCGAACCAACCAGAATTGCTCATTGCTCCAGATGGAAGGGTGTTCTCTCCCGGATGCAAACTTGCTGTCGCAAAGGCCGCTATTCTTTACAAAAATCCTTATTATAACTCTTAACACTGAAAAACAATGGCTTTAGGTGGCGTATTTATGACCGATACCGATGGTAATATTGGCGTTGAACACTCAAGTATTACCGATAAGGTCTGCGGTTTGCTTTTTGACATTTCGGCACAAACCGATTTCTGGACAAAAGGCCCAGCTGCTGAAATGGCAGAACAATTGAAAGACGCTGTGGTTGAGCTCAACAGCTTAGATGATGTTGCAGCTCTGGGCATTAAAGCCTACACTGGCGAAACCGAAGACGGTATTAGCAAAGATTTTCTCTTTGGCATTCCATACTATCATATCGAACATTTCTTTAAATTGAATGGCGGCACTGGTCGTTTGTTTATCGCTTTTGCAGATTGCTCTACCAACTGGAATGCGCTTCTTGAAATGCAGCAAGCATCTGGTGGCATTATCAACCAGTTTGGTGTGTGGACTGAGCAGTCATTGTGGCGTGAAGTCGATGCTGATGCAGAGAAGTATGCAATTGAGATTGTTGATGACATTCAGCTTATTGCAAATTCTATGGCCAATGAATACAATGCGCAGGCAGTCTTTGTATTGAATGCTAATCCTGCAAAAGTAAAGACTGCAACTGGCACACAGACTACAGTTGTGTTCAGTAAGATACCATCTTGTATTATTGATTGCCGTTATATGGCTGTTGCGCTTAGTCAGGCTGTTGATACGCAAGTTCGTGCGATGCAGATTGCTCTTGACAGTAAGACTCCTGTTGGTAATATTGGTGCTGCACTTGGCCTTTTGGCGCGTGATAATGTGGCTGACAATATCGGCTGTGTAATGAATTGCAATCTGGGCAATTACTTCCCAGACATTGAGCTTGGCTTTGGCGATTGCACAGTTACAGGAGATGCACTTACCAATTCGATGCGTTATTCTGCTCTTTCTCAGAAGCAGTTGAATAACCTTGATGATTTAGGTTACATCTTTTTAATGAAATATGCCGGTCGAGAGGGGCAAGTATTTTTCAATGGCGACTCAACTTGTTCTGATGGAGATTATCGCACTATTGCTCGTAATCGTGTAATCAACAAATCTCGTCGTAATGTTCGTCAGGCTCTTTTGCCCTACGTTAACTACAAGATTAAAGTAGATCCGGCCACTGGTCAACTCTCTGCGGCACATATCGCATTGTTCCGTAATCTCGTAAATGATGTTCTGCAAGCAATGGCAGACAATGAAGAAATCAGCGGCATTGGTACCATCAGTATTCCTGCCGCTCAGAATATCTTGAAAAACGATAAGCTCAAGCTCAAATATTCCATTATTCCGATGGGTTACTCGAAAATTATCGAAGTGGAAGAAGGGTTTGCGCTTTCTCAACAATCCTAATAAATGGCAACGATTGTAAATAATGTAGCCTATTCGTGGGCGATGATTGAGCTGACTGCTCCTGCACTTACTGGGTCTGCCAATGCTAATTCTATCACACTTCAAGGTGTGACAGGTATTAAATGGAATCGTAAGTGGAATGTGCAGACCAACTATGGTCTTGGTGGTAAGCCTGTGAACCGAGGTTTTGGCAATTGGGAGTACACCGCTTCCATTACAATGGACTACAACACACAGGTACAAATTCGTAGCCTACGCGGCTCGCTTACCGCACTTGGGGAATTTGATTTGGTAATCTCTTTTGCTAATGAGTTTGAAACTGAAGATTGGACTACCGAAACTGTAACTCTAAAAGGCTGTCTGTTTACAGAGGATGGTATGGAAGCCGCTCAGGATGATACAAACATTACAAAAGAATTCGATCTCAATCCATTTGATATTATAATTGATTCACAGTAAAGTTCCATAATTGTTAGAACATGTTGATGTTGAAAGAGAGGAGATTATGAAAAATCTCCTCTCTTTTTCAAACCCCTATTTCTACACTGCCCTATTTATAATAAACATTAAATCAATTCGCAACAATTATGGACGAAATCGACAACATCGAGGAACTGGTAGAATTAACCCCTGAGCTCGAAAAAGAAATTGAAAAAAAGGTCGCTTCTCTTAAAGCAGATAATCCGACAGTTCGCGTGATTTTCCCGATTGTCATTGAAGGAAATCCGGACTACGATGAGAAGAAGCATTATGTTGCCTACTTCCGTCAGCCTGATTTTAAAACATTCTCTAAATATCTTTCGGCAGCCAGTAGCAATAATGCTGTTGCAATGCGCACTCTTGCTAAAGATTGCTTCCTTGCCGGTGATGAAGAAATGATTAAGGACGATTCCTTGTTCTTGTTTGGAACAATGGGTCAACTCGGTCGAATCATTGAAATGCGCAATGGCAGACTGGTAAATTTATCAAAGACTCGGAAGTAAAAGATAACCAGTATTTCAGGCAAAAAATTATCTTCATAAGACATTACTTTCCGGGTGTCGATATAGAAAGCCTGAGCGACGAGGACTTTGCCAGTCTCTCTAATGAAGCTGAATGGTTAGATGCTCATATGTTGAAGGTTAATCAGCTTAAAGCTCTCGGAGCTATGACACAATCCCCTTGACGATCATTAATTGTCAAGGGGATTTTTATAATCTGAATTCTTATAGTGTAGCTATTCTTCATAAAACAATATTTCAATGAGTGTTTGGTCTAATCTAAAATTTGCCACAGCAGGCTCTGCCCAATCTATTTTGGGTGGAGTTGGCTACAGATGGATAAACGGCAATCAACCGTTGGGTGATTTGAAGTTTAAGAGCAAGCCTGCCAGCAAGATCGTGACAGCTCGTGTTGCACAACAGATTGCTATGCAGATGGCTGAGGGCGAATTAAACAGGCTGTTTTCCCGGCTTCAAAATATGGCTGCTAAGAAAATCCGTGAGGATGCTCTTAAAGTTAGTGATAAAAGTGCCTTTGCAAAACTTATTAAAGGTGGTGAGATTGCGGAATTTGATTATGGTACTATTCAGACAGCAGAAGGTGATAACGTAACTGCGCGTGATTACCTAAGCCGAAAAGTACCCGAAGCTCTAATTATGTCTTACACTGGCGATTCATCTGTCACTTATAGTTTTCCGAAGTCTATTAAATCAGAAAGCTATAAAGTGAAGAAGCAGAGCCTTATTCAAAGTTTGATTGAAACAAATCGGTCAATTGAACACAATATCGAATATGAAGATGCCACAGAGGTGACAAGTAAAGATGTGATACATATTGATTTGTCTCCACAAGTAACATTTGCCACGAGCAAGAACCTTGTGATGACTCCAGTGCAGGGTCGTGATTCTTCACGCAAAGAGTTGATTTCTAATGGTGATTTGACCTTTACAATCAATGGTAGCGTAGCCACAGATTTGCCCGGTGTTTATCCAGCGGCGGCTGTGCAACGACTTATTAAGATGTCTCAGTATAAGGGCATTGTTCAAGTGCATCATTTTATATTCGATCAATTTAAGGTCAAGCAAGTAATCATCAAAGATTTCTCTCTACAGCAGCAAGAATATAAGAACATCCAGCCTTACTCTATGACATGTATTGCCATTGAGGCAGATGAAATCACTTTGATCAATGACACAATCGGTCGTATTAATGAGGTATTTGAAGCGAGCCCTGCTAATTTTTGGTATAATTTGATACTTAACAACAAACTTGCAGAAATAGCAGCCGGAGCAGCGGTTGGAGCGGCCAATTCCGCACTCAGCAAGGGTTTGGACATCGAGGGTATGGTTACTAACGTATAAGGTAATGGTTCCAGTTGATGATAGAAGCGACTATCGTATTTTAATATGCTTGATAGAAATATGGCCTTTCAAAGAAGGCGATAATCCGATGAAAGAGCCGGATTCCCCGACGCTGTTTGCTGAAGTTGAGCATATTGAAATCGAAGAAACATATAGAAAACTGATTTGTGGTGCCTCTGTGAAATTTCCCAGAGGTACAATCTTGCATCGTACACTCACACCTCAGAATGGTTACATTTACGACAAGAATACGACTGCGGTTTTAAATAAAGATGGTGTCATTACAGAAACCAAAAACGTCACACCTAAAATAAAGAATGAAGCCGGAGAATGGGTCGAAATCGAAGGTGCAAAACTTGCTGAGATTGATGATTTCAAAATTGGAGATAGAATCCGAATATCTCTTGGTTACACAAAAAAGCCGGAAATAGCAGCTTTGACTGCTTATAATCCTGATGGCAAGTCAATCTATACAGATAAAGGTCTGCTCAGTGATTATAAAAAAGAACTCAAAGTCATGTTCAACGGCTACATTACCAAAGTGAGTCTTGATACACCCATCGAGCTTGAGTGTGAGAATCTTGCCAGTGCATTGAAAATGGTGACTTGCCCTAAACGAAAAGGTAAGTCAACAGATACCGTTGCCACATTTTTGGATGAAGGATCGGGGTGTTTGAATTTGCTGGAAGGGTCTGGCATCAAGCTATATCCAAAGACGAAAGCGTCAAATATTAATCTTGGTAAGATTGACTTGACAGATGATTTGGTATTGGCTGACTTATTTGATATTTGGGCAAAGCGCAAAGTGTATTCATTTATTCGTTTTGAGGGTGATACACCATATATAGCGGTTGGACGTTCATATTTTTCAAACACTGAAAATGATTCTATCTTGAAATTGGGAGAGTCAAATTCAGAAGTGCCAGTCATTTATTTTGATTGGAATGTGGCTAAAAATGGGCTTTCGTTGATGAGCACGGATAAGAAGTTTGTTGCTGTTGAAGCACAGTGTTTGGAGCAAGCTGAGGGCCGTGATAAATTTTATAAAATCACTGTCATTCGTAACCCTCAGTATGACCCGAATGACCCAAATTCCAAAGAGTTCCGAACACTAAATGAAATCAAGATTTCAAAGAAGGGCTTGAAACTTGGTAAAAGGGTTCAAACCGATAGTAAAGATACCGTGAACCTGAAAAAGTACACGGTCATTCCATATATGTCTAAAAAGATTGATTGTCCTCACGATGAGTTGGTGGCTGAAGCCATTAAATATCTTGAAACCTATAATCCAAATGGCATCGAAGGAACACTGACTTTGTTTGGTGACTTGTGCTTGACCGCCGGAATAAAAGTTCGTCTGATTGATGATATACATAGTGGTAAGAACGGCTATTATTTTGTAGATGAAGTGAAAACTGACTTTGGAGTCGATGGCTTCCGTCAGACTATCAAATTACCATACTGCATACAACGCGACAATGAGCAATCGGAATAATGACCTCATTAAGAAGGCGATTCAACGAATTGCCCTTCAAGGACATATTAATCACGAGACCGGAGTCTGGAGAGATTCGGCAAGGAAGACCGGCTACGTTGCTCTTATCCACGATGATGAGAGCGATGAGTTGTTTGGAACTGTCGATGTTCAAGAGTTTGACACACAGGGTTTCTTACAAGAAGAAAATGGTGTGAAGTATGGCTATCATGAAGGTGTATTCCTCAGTTCTATCCAAAAGAACAAAGAGGGGTACTTAATTGTGCCCAAGCTATATTCCGAAGTAACTATTGCACTTGACCCTGAATCGCAAACTGAATATGTGGTGATGTTTTCTCATGTTGATTTGATACAATTAGATTCCCATGAAAAAGTTACCATTGGTGTTCGTGAGCGTGAAGAATTTGACGATGATGAAGACGGCGATGACATCAACGATTTGAAGATGACCGGTATTGATGCTCTGACCGAAATCACCAAGGATTTAGTCAAGACAACGGTTCATACTGAAAAAGATAATGCTGAGGCCACAGTCACACAAGTTATTGGCAATGATCCCAATGACGGGCTCGAAATTAAACACGATGTTGGTGGTAAGTCAACTCAGACAATTACTACTGATGAAATTGTATTGGAGCACGACAAATCCAGCCTTATTCTTGATGACTCGCAGGCAAAAATGGAAATGGGCAAGTCTTCAGTGACGGTAGAAGATGGAGTGACTTACGTTGGTAGCAAAAGTGGTGTCGATGATGCTGTTCTGGGACAGCAATTAGCTACAATATTGTCTGATTTAGTTGGCTATCTCGGACAGATGATGACACCGACTATGATGGGCCCACAGCCACCAGCAAATGTGTTGGGTAGCTTCATTGCATTGAAGGCCAAGATACAGGCGTTTGCATCCAGCCATACTGGTTTCTTAACACAAAAAGTACAAATTCAGAAATAATGGCCGAGATAAAATTACATCCAGATATTGCTACATCTGATAAGGTCGCACAACTGGAGGCAAATGAGCCATCACGATATACTATCTTTCAGAGCCTGATTCAAGGTATGAAAGATGCCAATGCCGGTACGCCGCCTGACTATAATCAGGCCCCATATTCTGTGCCTACTGGAGAGACTTGGACAGATCCGGATGGCAATGTGATCCCAGTAATGCAGCCAGTACAATCTGTGATTGAAGCGAAAATGAATGAAATCACAGACATTCAGATGCAAAATGCGGCATATTTATTTGCTCGTGTGATTGATACCGCATCTGTTACTGCTGCTACCGGTATTGATTTGACGAAATTGGTACAAAAAGCGGGCGACAACATGCTTGGTCTGCTTGGAGCATTGGAAGGCTTTGAAGCCGGTTATAACTCTCAGAAAATTTTTGATGTCATAGTTAATGCAGCGAAGGAAAATGTAGCACATGTCTATGGCAGGCTGATTGTCGATAATGATGCGACTATTGATGGCCAGCTAAATTTGTCTGATACTGGAATATTTTTCTCCAAGCATCAGTGCATTTTCTATCAAGACAACAAGTTGCAGCTGGACTCTCAGGATATTAAAATTACCGGAGCGATTGAGGTTGACGGAACATTCAAACTTGGCGATGTTGTCATCAATAATCAAGGCATATTTTGGGGCACTAAAGAGTTCTATCATTCCGGAAATTGCAACAACAAGGACACGGACTGGTCGATGAAAGACGGCCATGTATATGGCGATTTGACCGTTGATGGTGGCGTTAGTCTTGATGGACGATTGAAGGCTTTGAAAGGTTTTGATTTAGGCGAGAATGGGGATGCAATCTTTTATTCGAGCTATGATGACGCCACTCAGTCTTCAAAAATAACAATGAAGACTGACTTGAATATCATTGATGGCTATGGCATCAAGTTTGATGATGAGTATATTGTACGAGTTCGTGGTGGGGCTGACAATATTGTTTCATTTTCTGCGCCGGGTAAAATTTTGAACTTGGGTGACGTTGGCGGTACAATTGATAATCCATTGCCAACCCAATTCATATCATTGCAGGCCAACATCAAAAACGATAAAAACACTTATGTGATGGTGTCCAGCAATGGTGATGGCGATTTCAGAAACTCATTTCAAGCAGGCTGTGCTAACGGTGGCCCGATTGTGATTAGGACATATTATGTATCTGCTGATAATTGTGGCGTGGTATTTCCTAAAAATATTGCGTTGGGCGATGAATATGGACCTTATATCTACACTGATGGAACGCATGAACAATTAAAGTTCTCTATTCCGCACACTCATTCTGATAGTTCCGGTCAAACAACTGATCGGTTGTCAGTAAAAATGTATTTTGATGCAAGTAATTATCCTTGGCGAAACATGTCGTTATCAACGGATGTGAGCTTGTTTTATAATACGGATGCAGAATTTTTTGTCTTTCAGAAGCCTATTTTAAGCAAAAGTTTTTCGGTATTAAGCGAAAAATACCAAACAAGGCTTCAAGAAAACGCTCTATTCTTAAATACAGGGATATTCATTGAAGGCGTTGCTGATGGCATGGCTTTCACAGGGAATGCCTATTTCAATAATAATGTTCAATCCCAGCGGTTTGCCAGTGGTTTTGCCGGTTATGGCTGGGGTATTATCAAAAGTGATTTCGTAGGAGGCTATCATGCCACCTTCGACGAGCTGACGGTTCGTAAGAGAATGCGAATCTATGAACTTGAAGTTCAGAAATCAGGCGCGACCAATGGTTCGTTGTGGGTTTCTGATTCATGTTCCGGCGATCTGGTTGAGGAAATCAGTGATGCTATTTAATGTCTATACCTAAGACACGAAAATTTAAAATATCGTTAAAACCTGAATCAGCAAAAGGACAGCCTGATGGTAAGGGTGGAAAGACACAAGGGTTGAAAACTGGTGACATTGTTCGTCGTCAATATTTTGACGGCAAGAATGTCATCTACTCGCTGATGTGTGTATTGGAATATGGGGTCGATAATGTTGATGTTGAGGAAGCGGTCGTAGATGCTGATGGCAACTATGAGCTGATTTCCAATGACCCTATTGAATATAAGACTCAAACGGTTACTAAGCAGCAACCGTGGTTTATAGGTATGCTGCTGGAGGGCGATGCTCCAATGCCCGGCGAAGTATTGGATTTTGTCAGAATCACCAACTTGTTTGACCAATCACGTTCAGGGGCGTTGTATCTTACTGCTTCTGATGATGAGAGTCCATATATGGATGTCATTGACGGAATTGGTCGAAATTGCAGCTTGACTTGGCCGGAGAATATTAACAATGGGGCGTTTGATGATCCACAGAGTCAATATATTGTCAAGGCTAATCAGTGCGAGGTAGAATATATTGCTAATGAAAATGATCGAAGTCGTATATGCCGCATCAAGAAATTAATTGGTGGTAGTGCTTCCATTCAGCAGATTTTCAGTCAATATGTGCAGAACCCGAATCAGGTATTGGTCTCTTTTTGGGCTAAAGCATCGACTGCAAGGACTATTAAGCTAAATCTTGCTTATGTAGATGAATCACGCACTGATGGTACTGTTGATGTTAAGCTGACTGAAAATTGGGCTTACTATTTATTCCCAATCACAGTTGACCTTTCTGGTAGGCATCGTAGAGCAATCAATTTTAATTTGACCGAAATTCAGTCAGATGAAGAATTTTATGTGGCTGACTTCAACGCCATTTTGCTATCCAGTGTCGCTAACTATGGAGAGGCGAGCCAGATTCGAGTTGGAAAACTCAATGGCATTTCAGATCCTGTTTTTGGCAAGCTCGATAGTTATGGCGGTTACTTTCAGAAACTTTTTGCAAGTACGTCTGCTCATATTTCCGGTACATTGACTGCTGGTGATGAAAATGGGTTTGCTGCGACTTTCTATGCAGGCAAAATACATAAGAACGCATTTATCAACTCTATTGCGCCGGATGCTGATGTATTGCCTTTAGCTGATGGCGATATTTTGACGTTGCACGGAACGGTTAATCCTACTGGCATTGGTCAAGTATTTGCTATCACACAGTCAATTTCATTGACAGCACAACTTTACAACTGGTTGTATCAGCCTGATGTAGTAAGGGTTGGTGCGGACTACACATTCTCGTTCTGGACTTACAGCAAATGTGGTGGGCAATTAACCATACTTCAAAATGCTAAGGTCGTCGGTACGGTACAAATACCACATTCAGAGATACTTGGGTGGCATCGTCAAAAGGTTACATTTAAGTTGCAAGATACTGACAATGAGGATGTAATCCTTTCAGTATCGGTCGCATTTACTCCTTTAACTGGAGACGGTGCGGATTCTGCCGAGAAACGTGTCCTATTGTTTACGGCTCCACAATTGGAGTCGGGGCGCAATGCAACCCAGTATCAGCCAACTGATGAAATTGTTACGCACATGTGCGAAGATTATGGTGCATGGTTCAATCGCGGTGGTATTGGCGGTACTATCCAAAACCCTCTTTTGAAACTTAATGCAGATGGCGAAGGTGCGATTGAAGCTCGTAGTCATTCATTCAGAATCAATCAGGATGGTTCCGGTTATCTTGCCAATCATGGTATTGAGTGGGATGAATTTGGAAATGTGTTGTTTGGCCCGAATGTGCATTTGAATTGGGGTAACTTAGGCGAAGACACAAAGCATAATCTTGAAAATAAGACCATGCGCATTACAGGCGGTGACACTTTTGCTGTAATGGGTAGCACTGATGCGGGCGTGTTGTATTCACCAGACTTCGTAAAGCTAACCATTGAGGAGACTGGTATGAATCAGGTTGCTGCTGGCCGTAAGTGGTTTTATTATTCTGATGGACAGGAAATTGAAATTACTTCAGGTCTTAATGACATCCACACAGTTCTCACCATATATCCAGATGATCCGTATTGGGGCGACAAGGAAAGCCAACTGATCATTAAAGTCGTAGATACATATCAGGATAAGGAATATACAGACACTATAACCATCCGCAAATACTTGATGGATGGTTATACCGTGGAAGTTACTTCTTCCAAAGGCAATTCATTCAGAAATGGCAATGTTGACACGATATTGACGGCTCAGGTCTATTACCAAGGGGAGCCTCTGTCTGATGAGTTTGTTAATGAGCATTTCATTTACCAATGGCATAAATACCAGCTTCCAGATTTGGAGCACGAAGTGGAAAACTGGTGGATAACTGAGGAGGTGTCTGACACCGGTCATGCCAATAATGTCATTGTTGATAGAAACTCAAAGATACTGACAGTTTCAGGACAAATTTCTGGTGCCGAAGCATACATCTGTGAAATTTTAACGAAAAACGGAAACTGTTTCCCTTACGATTTCCCTATTATTTTTTAAAAGCGTATGAGCAATGGCATTACCAATAGAACCAAAAGTAGAGAATCAGGGCCTTACCAAACATGGCAGATTAAGTGCCGCTGAGTTTAATGCCCTGCTTGAACAAGTAAATAAAAATACTCCACAACTTGTGGCAAGTGAAGAGGCTCTTGAACAGATGATTGCTGACGGGAGCATAGTTGAAGGCCAAATCTACTATATCCCTGAAGAATAATGCTCCCAATTGGCAGTAAAAATCCCAGTCAAATAAACATAGGCTCAACTGTCGTTGCATCCATTTATATGGGAACAAAAGATGGCATCAAGAAGGGTGCCATTCTTTTGTGGGAAGCTGTTTCTAACTGCATTGCCGGTGGTTGGTGGCAACACGGTCATGGCTGGCAATATGGAATAGGTTGGTCTCAGAAACATAAATAACTACATTCACATTTATGGCAAAGAAACTAAAGGTCGTAAAGAAGACAATTGAGTCTTTGGATGAACCTTGGTGCGACCCTGATGCGGGAACGTGCCATGACATCGAAGACATTGAAAACTTCATCAAGGCCCAGTTTGAGAAAGCAGCCTCTGATTTGAATGATGGACTCTCGAAAAAGCCATCTGTATTCAAACGCTCTCAAGAAAAGGGTGCGGACAACTGCTATCACATTTATGGGTTTGCCTCTGAAGAAGACTATCTCAACTGGAATTCTGACCCTGACACATACGCAGAATTGCTATTGTCAGATGTTTCGCTGCCTGATACCGGTGGCGGCTCATCTGCTGTCAGCTATATTGTTTCGCTATTGCGTGAAACAAGCGGTGATATTGTGACGATTGACAATACGGTGAAACTGAATGTCAAATTCACATCACAGGAATTCAACCCAATTGATCAATCGACTAACGACACTCAGGAAGGTGGCGTAATGACTGTGCAAACTCGATTGAATGAATCGGCACAATGGACGACCAAAGGAACTATCAATATTCCTTATATCCCCAGTGATTCTGATAAGTGGTTTGAGGCAGACCTTACGTCCATGATGGCAAGTGGCCGTCAACAAGTGCGTATCATCGTCAAAGGCGAAACCACTGAGTTGAGCACACGCTATTTGAGCTTTTGGGTTACAAGGACTACTCTTGGCTTGCAGCTTTCAACACTTTGGGAGCAACCAGTGACTGATGGAGTATTGCGATTGGGGTACTATATCAATGGAGCGGTTGCCAAAACACTTCATGTACTGATTGATGGAAAGCGTAAAGTAGAATTCCCTCTCGGTTTGACAACTTACACCCAGACACCTTATCAGTGTAGTATATCAGATACAGATGATGAGCCTAACAAAATCATCACACATGGGGTACACACTGTTCAGGCTTGGCTTTCTGTCAATAATTCTGATGTCGTTAGTGAGACGCTAACATCACAGCACATGATTGTCACAGATCCGGCTGATACAACACCAAGGTTGCTACTCAATGATCTAAAGCAATCCATCACGAACTGGACTACAGAACAGCTTTTTACATACTCACTTTATAATCCGTCGGGTCAGGCATTGCCATTGAAACTTGCTTTGATGAATTATGCCGGAACTGAAAATTATATGACACTTGACCTTGGCGAAGTTACGCCTAATGAACGCCGAGCACTTATCAATGTCATTGAAATTGAGTCCGATGAAGTGAGCATTGATGCTTATATGCGTTTCTTGTCAGGCGAAACCGAAATTCACGAAATGATTGGCTTTTCAGTGGATAACACTGAGAACTTTGCTCCGACAGCTGGCTATGGGATGGCGATTAACCCTCGTTCTCGTACAAATGACGAAGTTAATCCGATGTCTATTATCAACAGTGTTACTGGTGAAATTGTGCCATCGGTTTGGAAGAATTTCGGACTTGTTACGGATGGCTGGATTACCGATGAAGATAATAACAAATGTCTTCGTCTCCCTTCTGGCACATCTATCGACATAGATTATGAAACCTTCAAAGATTACATTGGTACAGATAATCGTCGCTCACTAACCATAGAGTTAGATTTTGCAAGTCGCAATGTCACGGACGAGAACAAGCCTGCTTTGAGAATGTGTTCATATATGCCCGATGAAAAGCCTCTTGGTTTTGAATTGCTTCCTATTAGTGGACGCTTCCTAACTCAATCGAATCGTAGTGTTGATGATCAGGACGTAGGCTTCTTGCGAGACAAGCGTACACATCTGATGGTCAATATTGTGTATGGCATCAACGGCTCGTCGGTCAATATGGTGCGAATATTTGTAAATGGTACTTGTTCTCGTGAATTTACATGGGAAACATCCGATGTATTTGTGCAGTTTGTGGATGGTGTGCGTACATCGCAAGGTATTCGCCTTGGGTCTGTAGGTACAGACATAGACATCTATAATCTTCGTATCTACCATACTGCGTTGTCGTCATCTGATGTGCTTCAGAATTATATGGCATCGCAAGCGAGTGTGTCGCAGAAATTGGCTATCCGTCAAGCAAATGATTTGCTGGGTGATGATGGCCGGATTTCTTATGCAAAAGCTCACGAGAAATACCAAACGATTTGTTGGTGTATCGACGAAGGTGCTCACCTCCCTGCTTATGGAGATACTAAGAAATACGAAATACTTTCTCCTGTAACCATTATTGGTCGTAAAACCGCTGATGGATTTAAGGATGAGTTTTTGTATAACTGGTTCTTGCTTGGACAGGGCACGTCTTCAATGACCTATTTTGGTTGGAACATTGCAATGAACCCCAAGACCAAAAACCATAAAGACGATGCAGTATTAAGCAAAGTCAAGGGTACTTGGGTTGATATTCATGGAGTCGAACATAAAAGCGTCTATGCTTTGAATGATGGCGATCCTGAAGCAGCTAAACTTGTGGCAAAGGCAAACTGGGCCTCTTCTCAGCAAACACACAAGATGGGCTCTGTTAATGCTTTCAATGATTTGTGGAAAGCAGTCACTGGTGGCTCGACTATGACAAACACTCCGGGTTACGAAAATTGCCGAGTATCGGTCAAACAGGAAGAATTCCTTGGCTTTGTTAAAATTGGCGATAATGAGCCTGAGTTTTTTGGGCTTTACACATTTGGTCCGGGTAAGGGTGATAAGCCAACTTTTGCCTGTGATATGGATAAGTTTCCCCATTATTTGATGCTTGAGGGTTGCGACAACGGTCAGCCTCTGACCAATCACCGCATCCCTTGGAATGATGACATCCAGCCAGATGAAGATGGTGAAATCTATATGTTCAATGGTGGTAAACAATGGGAAATCTGTCTCGGTTCGGCCGATAACGTAAGCTATTTCCGCAGTGCTTTCAACTTTGTATATCTGAATTCACCTCATATCCATCCGTTTGTTGGCAAACTGTCTGAACTTCAAAAATCTCAGTCAGTTAATAACCAGCATTTTTATTGGGTAACACAGTCTGGGGATGGAGCTGCGCAATATGACCTATTCCGTTATGATGTGTTGACAGGGCAATGGGTTGATGCTGGCGTTAACAAATTGGGCGATGGTCAGTATGCAAAACTTAATATGGTTACTGACTTGGGGGTCACTCCGGTATCGAATGTATGGGAAACGGTTAATGAGCAATTCAAGACTGCTCGTGTGCAACGATTCAGAAATAATGCTCATCTGTATTTTAAGCGTGACGATGCTCTATATCATCTATGCTTTGTGCTCTTGATTGCGGCAACTGACAACCGAGCTAAAAATACATACTTGTATTTGGATTATTACGAGGGCCGCATTGTCATCCACTTTGCCCAAGATGACCTTGACTCCATCAAGAAAACAGATAATGAGGGGCGTTTGAACAAACCGTACTACATTGAAACACACGACCGTAACGCAGACAATATGCCTTACTGGAATGGTGAAGAAAATGCTATGTATGACTTGTTTGAGTTGGCTTTCCCTGATGAAATGCGCTCAATGATGCGCTCGATACTGACAGCGATGGCATCATTGGCCTCTCAGCAAGGCGCAATTATGGAGGCGAATAGTGACCCATTGATGCAATTCATGGAGAACTATTACTACCGCATTGCTCGTTCAATTCCAGCTGTAGCATACAATGAGACAGCTCGAATTCGTTACGAGACAGCAGCTATTGCATGGCAACAGGGCAAATATGTGGCTTCAGTTCATCCGCTTGCCCAGTCACTCGGCTCTCAGTTGGAGAATGAGCTGGAATGGATGCGTCAACGTCTAATCTATATTTCATCGTATGCTTCCTACGGACAATTCTCGATGAATGGACAAGGCTCGTTGACATTCCGTTCTGTAAAGATGTTGAGTGGCGAAAACCCAACATACGATTTCGATCTGACTCCAGCATTGTGGCTCTATCCGGCAGCAAGCTCAGGTTCGTCAACATACTTTGGTACAGGAAATTCGCGTCCTGTTCGTGTTAAGGCTGGCGAGGTCTTTAGGCTTGCCGGTATTCCTTCTGATGGCAATACCAACATTCAGCTACATGGCATTGACTACTACACCAATATTGGTGAATTTGGTAATAAACCGCTTCAGGGTGAGGCCTTTGGTATAGCCGGTGAACGATTGACAGAATTTGTCGCCTCTGCTATGCCAGCAGAATTTAGACCTCCCAAAGTTACTGCCACTGCACCAATGTTGCGTAAGATTGATTTGCGGAATCGAGTTTCTGTAACCGGTGCTTTGGATTTCTCTGCACAAACACGCTTAGAGTCATTAGATGCTTGGGGGACTTCTATCACACAGTTTATGGTTGGCGATCCGACTAAGATTACCAAATTGTCTTTGCCTGCAACATTGACTGCCTTATCAATGGAAAATTACACCAATCTCGATACTGAAAATTTTGAGATTGAAGGAGTTGCGCATATTCAGACTCTGACGTTCCATAATTGTCCAAATCTGAACAGCCAGCAACTGATAACCAGTTTGTTGACTGAGGATGGTTCTCAGTTAAGCAGTTGCAAGATTGACAACATTAACTGGACCAACTTCTCTATCAACAACTTGATGAAACTGGTGGATATAGATTCTGATTTGGAAGGCTATATTGAAATCAACTCAAGCCATAACTTGACTTTTGAGATGAAACAAAAGATTTTGGCAAAATGGGGCGATGTTGATAAAGAAAACAACAAGCTACGGCTGAAATACACTCAGCGTCCTTTACAGAATGTTAGCGTTGTCGGTCAGAAATACTTCGATAAGACAGGCACTTATCAATTGAAGGTACAGCCAAATTCCAATAATGCCAACAAATTCTCAGCAATTCGTTGGGCGATGACAAATAATGGTTATGCTACAATTGACTCCAAGACTGGTATAGTTACAGTTACGAAAGTTGGCACTGAGGAGCAAGAGCCCATCGCTCAAATCACAGTGACCGTTACTTTGACAGATGGAACAGAGGTTTCTGATACTGTGACCGTAGGTTTCTATCATAGGTCTTGTAAATTAGGTGATTATGTATTTGCTGACGGTTCATACTCTAATGTGCTGGATCGTTCTAAGACAGTAGTAGGTATTTGCTTCTATATTGACAGGAAAAATCCGCAAAACCGTTTGGCCGTTGCATTATCAGATGTGTCAACTGGTATTCAGTGGGGATTGTATTTCAACAATACAACCACTGATCAGAACTGGATAGAAGGTAGCGCAAATGACTTGAATTACAATATTCGAGATATAGAACTGGACGATACATTGAATTATGATGTTTATGACATACCTACAATTCAAAATATCACCAGTCGTGGCTTAACGACATTGGATGGTAAGGATAATGCGTATATCACAGCTGAAACATTTCGCGATGAAGAATACGGTGATGAAGATGGATTTAAGATAATGAGTCCTACTACAGCAATGGGCGATATGGGCTTTCAAGAGCTTCGATCTCCTATCGCTGGGTATAAGGAGGGTGAAATAATTTCAAAAAGTTTATTGAAAACTTTACAAATTATTGAGCACCGCAACATCATATTGAATGACTCTGCGGTGAACCTTCCAGTGCCTTATGTGGGTGACAAAATGACTGAAATGGAGCACCTTAATCAGTTGATGTTAAATATTGTTAACGATTTGGGTGCTGCAAAATACCGTCAATTTTATTACCCAGCGGCTTCACTTTGTCACAGTTATCAGCCTGCGGTTAAAACCGACGAGGAGCTTTCTCCACTATTCTTAGCCGGTAAGTGGTCATTACCCTGTGAAGGCGACTTAGCTCGTTTGTGCTGGTTCCATCGCTGTGGTTACGAAGTTGGCGATGAAGGCGCGATCTTCGCTCAGGGACGAGTGGATGGAGTTTTTACAGCATTCACGAACACTTGGTACTGGAGCGCATCTGAGCTCAGTCGCTACTACGCATGGTACGTCTACTTCTCGGATGGCAGCACGTACGGCGGCAGCAAGTACGGCAGTAGCCGGGTTCGTGCAGTTGTCGCATTTTGAAATCGGTACGCCCGGCTCCTTCCAGAGCCGGGCTATAAATACCGGAATATCTATATTGTTTTGCAAATCGTTGGCACACAACATATTATCTTTGGTATGAAACACCAATCTTCACAAACTCCTGTATATAGATTGACGGAACGACTTATGATTCTTTCAATTCCGATGATTAGTCGTCTCCCGAAATCGACTCCCTATCAAGTTTTGGGAGGTAAGTTTATAAGTAATGTAAATGATTGTTTGGACATCATTTCAATTGCTTATGGACTTGACAGAAATTCAGCAACATATATTACCGCTCGTAAAGAATGTCATGGAAACCTACACCTACGCTTGACATCATTGAAAACAATGGTGCGCGTCTTTAAAAAGGTGAGGTTTACTAATCATAAGGGAGACTTGATTCCTGTAGTTTCGCCACGACATGAGGGTGAGTTTGTTGACTTAGTGAACCAAATCAGCGTCCAAATAGACGCATGGCTTGGGCGATAAAGTTGTCGCAGTGCTTCATATTACATAACTAAGGTTGTGGATATTAATAATCTCTTATCATTGAATGGGTGTGGCACAGAGTTACTGAGAAATCAGGACTTTGTTACGACGAAAATTAGCCACATGACTGCGCGTAGCGCATCTGAGAACAGTCGCAACAACGCATGGAACGTCAACTTCTCGGATGGCAACACGAACAACAACAACAAGTACAACAGTAACCGGGTTCGTGCAGTTGTCGCATTAGATGCGGAGATTAAGGAAGGTTGGGTGGTTGCCAAAGATGATTGTTGTGCCAATAAATATTCTACTTCTCAATGTGAAGAATGGCGCATGATTGAGAACTGGGAATTGTGGAATCTTATGTATGAGATATACTACGGAGACTACAAACCCACTACATCAACATGCTTCATCGTAAAGTTCCCATCATTCAGGGAAATCTTTGCAGCAGCGTTTCGTGATAGGGTTGTTCAGCATTGGATTTGTCTAAGGCTGAACCCTCTATTTGAAACCCGCTTTTTCTTACAGCACAACGTATCTTTTAATTGCAGGAAAGGCTTCGGGACTTTAAGAGCAGCACAAGCCCTTAAAGTTGATATGGAGTATATGAGTGATATGTGGACGAAAGATGATGTCCATGTCGGAAGATTTGACATTAAGGCTTTCTTTATGCACATTGACCGCAATATTCTTTGGGCCTTACTGGAGCCATTTATCAAGGAGAATTATCACGAGAAGGATCTTGATGTCTTGCTTAGATTGACGAAACAGCAAGTATTTCATTGCCCTCAGGATGATTGCATTAGGAAATCGGACATCCGCATGTGGGATTTCCTACCATTTCACAAGTCTATGTTTAATAGACCGAGACACTTTGGTATGGCGATCGGGAACATTCTCAGTCAATTGTGTGCAAACTTCTACTTGTCGTTCTTTGATGCGATAATGTTGAAATTGTGTATGAGATATGGCTGTTGTTATAAACGATTTGTCGATGATTTCACTATCGTAGGTAGTAAAGAAGCAATCTTGAAAATCCGAGCCATTGCTGAAAGATGGCTCAGCCTGTATCTCCATCTGACTTTGCACAGAGACAAATTCTATCTCCAGAAAGTATCTCACGGCTGCAAATTTGTGGGAACAACAATTATGCCTCATAGAACATATTTGGCAAGCCGTACTTATGGCGGAATGCACGATCAAATCTTTACATTGGCAGCTCTTTGTCGTTCTATCGCCAATCGTGGAGCTACCTTGAGTAAATTGAAGCGATTGCAGAACGAGGTATCTTCAATGAATTCTTACATTGGTTTCTCAGTTCATCATCGTTCATTTCAGATGCGCTCAAAACTCTATAAACCCTATCTTGAAGACATTCGCAAGGTTTGTGTATTAAACTCTGATATGGGATTTGTAAGAATTAAGCGAAAATATGACTATCAACAACAATTAATACGCAAGGAGGAACTTAGATATGAATATCCAAACTGGAACTACGAAACCGGAAGCAGTGACCTTCGTTAAGGTAGTTGGAATTAAACAGAGGACAATTAATTTCGATGTTCAAGAGAAAGAAGATGGCTCATTTGAATGGGTCAGCGCAACTCTTGGATTAGGAGTATGGAACTATGGCGCAATTGTGACTGCTATTATTTACGCAAAATATAGTTCAGACCAGATTGAGGCTATTAATTCTAATATGATGCAGCTAATGCTTGATGCTACTTCAGTTCCGGAAGATAAAGCAAAGGAATATCGTAACGAAGCACTTGAATTGCAGGCGTGGAGAAATCACGCTAAGGAATTGGCCAAGGAATATCTTGAATGTAAGCGGTAATACTTAACCCATACTTGGAGCTTGTACTATTCTTCATAAACACGAAGAATGGCTACAATCGCACAAGGAATGATAACATTGAACTCGGTGAACGATGCTTTTTCAGTATCGCTCTCACCGAGTTCGTGCGTTATAAATGCCGACTATAATGGACAGAATCCCAAGCTGGATTATGCTTATTCTGACATTCGAGTAATTCGCGGAGAAACAGCGATGGCATTTGACAAACCCATTATTTTGAGTACGTCAAATGCCGCAACAGCCGAGATAACCAAGGTTGATACAACAACATGGCGCATCAAAATTCTGACAATTCCCACCACTGATTTGACTGGTAACTTCCAGCTTCAAATCAAGGTTGGCGATGAATTTGTCACTACCGCCACATTCTCATATACTGTTGTCCGAGAAACATCTATGTTAGATTGGATTCTTGATTGGAACGGCACATATACTGAGATTACAGGCAAATGGGTCATTACGCCTAAGATATTTGCGGGTACGAAAAATGCAGACGGTCAGATTACTGGTGTCTATATGGGCCCATCTTTTGGCAACAATGGCAGTACCGGTCTATATGGCTACAAAAATGATGACATCATTTTTCAGTTGACAGAAACTGGTGGAGTAATTGGGGGGTGGCAGATTAATAATGGCGGCATACAGACTGCTGATGGATATTTGAAAATTCTTTCAGAAGGTACCATTATTTCAGCCCCAGACAATACAATGGCTTGGCAGTTGAACAAAGATGGCTCCGCATCTTTTGCCAGTGGAAAGGTCAATTTCTATAGTAATGGTGATGCTGATTTTGAAGGCGTTATTAAGTCTACATCAGGAGAAATAGGCGGTTGGAAGATTGGAGAACACTCACTGCGAGCACCATCCATACTTATTGATTCTGTCAGTAGATATATAGGTATCTACAATGCGTCAACTTTGGTGTATTATATAGAGCCAACCGTTGACCAATTCCATCAATTCGTGAAGGTATATGGTGGTGTGGCAATGTTTTATACCAATGGCAATTCTTATGGTCTGGAAGGTTGGCTACCTTGTGGCACCACAGCGAATATTGACGATGACAAGAAAGTATTCTCGTTAGGTAGTCAAAACAGAATTGCTGGCTGGAATTTTGACAATAATGCCTTATATCTTGGTGCCAAAAACAACACTGCCAAACAGACCACTTCAGCTGATGGCTTTATAACAATTGGCACAGCCGGTATTCGTGGTAGGAATTGGTATATAGATACAGATGGAGAAATTAGCTTTGTCGGAGGCTTGCTTCATTTCACAAAAGACGGCGGCACTATTGCTGGTTGGAAACTAAATAGCAACCACTTTGCTACTTCAAAAGCCGCTTTGGTATCTGCCACTGGATATACCGGCTTGTTTTTATCCAATACAGATTTGCCAGAAGCATATACAAATTTTGATTCTCATATCCGTAAACACGGTGGAATTTATTTAGCCATATTACCTTCAGGACCAACATTGCGCGGTCAAGATGATGAGGGGAAAATGACCTTTCAATTAACAAATTCCATAAGTTATATTGGTGGATGGTGGTTTAGTAATGAGTGTTTGTTTACTGGAGCACAATTCACACCGTCTGGTCAATTTGCGAAAGCTGGCAATATCACACTATCGCCAGATGGTTTAAGAGGCTATAAGTTCAGACTTGAAGCAGATGGTTCTGGCGCAATAGCTGGAGGTCACATCAGTTGGAATACTAATGGCGACATCACATTAGATAGTACAGTCAAAATTGCTTGGGGCAATGTAACTGGTACGGACGGCGTTATGACCAAAGGCACATATTTTGATGCTAATGGAATTTTTACCGGGAAGATTGATGCTAATTTGATTACAACCGGTAAATTAAAGGCTGACAGAATTGATGCAGATGAACTTTTCTCTGTGGAGGGTAAATGGGCCTTGAAGCGGGATGGTTCTGGTTATTTGGCGGCAAAGAACATTGAGTGGGATCAAGACGGGAAATTGACCGTTAAAGGTCGTATTGAAGCAGACTCAGGCAGTATCGCTGGCTTTGTAATTTCTGATGGTTATATTGGTGTTGACTCTTCGTTAAATGATGAGCCTTCATCATCAAACCCACAAGCATCTTGGGCAAACTTAACGATTTCTAAAGATTTCTTGAAAGTCGGCGGGAATAAGGGCTATGTGATGTTCGGCAATGATGTTATTCCCGGATCTGCTGGTGGTGCCTTTACAGCTGTAGGACGTATTGTTAATAATGCTCCTAATACTATGGGAAGTTATGGATTTGACCAAGCGAATTATGGACTTTTTATTGATGTTACAGGAGGCACTAAAAATTATGGTATTTCTTCCAATGCTGCATTGTTGGCACCAGCGTTTGTTACAACAGGAGCCACATTTTTAACATTTGATAGTTCTGGTACATATTCTTTGGATTTTTCTCAAAATAATCTAATATTGTTGTATGCGCCTACTGCAACGAATATGACATTGCCTCAAGAAGCATCCGTAGCAAGACAATTTGGTTATTATAATAATCTTCCAGATGATTTTGTGGCAATTGTAACCATAATGCTGCGTCCCGGTTCACAATTTGTGATTCTCAAAGACATATACAACGGCACAGGATCTAAAAGCGATTATCCAATAGCGACATCCAGATATGTTTATAAAGATTGTACTTATCAGATGCAATATGGAGGGTCGCAAGGAGTTCGTCAAATCGCTCCCTGTTGTATCACCTTAATGATTTCTAAAAAAGATGGCTTCAGATATACTTTGGTAAATTATGAATGTTCACTTGAAAAAGCCTAATAATGAGAAAAGACATTGAAATACATATAAATACTGGTGACATCACTTTACCAGCTAAGAACCGGACAGTGCTTCGAGATTTCAAATGGGTTGATCAGCCCGCAAATATGGAGCAGCGATACTTGTATGGTGAAGTGACCATTCCAGCTACACAATCAGAGGAATCCATCAAGACAAAGGGGGTTTATATCGTTATTCCATACACTCCTATTTACAAGGAGTTTAAGCTACGTTTCAAACGAGAGTATGGTAGTGAGCATGATACATATATTACCAACCCTGTAGATGGTACAGAATGGTTCTTGGTGCAGGCGGGTATATATGGGCAAGAAACTGCCAATATTTATGCCTCAGAGCTGATCATAATCTCAGAAGACCGATTTTATTGCACATTTGATTGTGGACTGGTGACGTTGTATTCAGGCAATGAATCAGACTTCAATATCATCAATGCAAATACACAAAATAAGAATATGATGTTGGCTTGTGTGCCAAGCAATAATTATCGTTATCCGCTGCTTGGAGTTGGCTTGATTCGTTGGGCCAACAGCAAGATTGATGTAGCTGGCCTTGCGGAAGTACTTCAGAGTGAATTTTCAAATGATGGTACACCGGTAATCAGTGCGGAATATGACCACGAGCAACGGAAATTGTATCTTGAACTTGACACATCGTTAGTAGATTCAAATGGCAAAGTATAAAGTAAAAGGATCGCAGAATCTCTATGATATTGCGCTACATTTATATGGTACAGTTGAAGGGTTGTTTGACTTGCTGATTTCCAACCCCAACTTAAATATGAATACAGAACTGATTGCTGGCATGGAGTTGGAGTATCACGACACCTTTATTATCAATCCAAGTATAGTCAATCAGCTAAATGACAACAATATCGTGCCTGTCAATAGTGAACGTCAAGTCTATTTCAAGCATCCGGATGCGCCATTGAGAATGATTGTCAAAACACCGGCAGAACTGGATAGTTTTATGTTCTCAGTTTCTGGCGAAGGCCAAATGATTATAGACTGGGGAGACAATTCTTTATTGGAGGTTGTTGTTCTAACTCATACACAACAGATCATAGAACATTATTTCGACAATCAAGTAGATGTTCGCAGAATCCGCATATATGGCGAATTTGACATAATGCGTCTCGATACAACCAATATGGAAGGAGAGATGTATTTGACGCAACCATTGACGGTAGATGAGTACATCTCTCAGTCAAACGACAACTATTTAGAGGGACTATTCTTGTTCAAAGGCACTTATTTGGTTGACTTGCAACGAATGTTAGTGCTTGATTTGAAACCAATCTACGATATGGAACTGTCGCAGCTAAATCTGCTGGGCGTAAAATTTCAGACAGTAGATGTTCTCGATGATTATCTTGAGAATTTGGTGAGCAATCACCAGAATCGTCGCGCTTGTGAAGTCTGGCTTGATACCGAACCTACCGAGAGAGGTATGCAGGCGATAGAAACTATCATCGGTGAGCCTGAATGGAATGAGCCTAACAAATGGGTTTTCCATATCAATGACAATATTTATACAGCAGAATAATGGCAAGAACACTGACTGAAATATATAGCGTAGCCAAAGGCTGTCGCGACCAATATCTTCAATTGACTGAATTTCAGAATAGCTCCAAGATGTCTATTCTTGATGCTTTTACTTGGGTTACGTCGGCTTGTATTTGGACTTTTGAGAACATTCTTGATGTATTTAAAGTTGACTTAGCCAAAGAACTCCAAAACCGCATCAATGGAACTCCAGCTTATTACGCCAATGCTATGTTGAAATATCAGCATGGAGATGAGCTGATGATGAATGAAGAAGGTACACAGTTTTCTTACCCGACTGTTGACACTTCAAAACGTATAATCACCAAAGTGGCATATTCTGAAAACGAGGAAGTTGGGTTTAAGGACAAAGAATTGTTGCTGAAAGTTGCGAAGGGCGAACCGGGTCATTATGAAAGATTGTCGGATGACGAACTACTCGCAGCTCGCGCATATCTACGTCAGATTGCATTCGCAGGCACTCATTTTGTAATGGTAAGTCGAAAAGGTGATGTGCTGATTCCACGAGTGACAGTGTACTATGATGGGGCGGTTCCAGCGGAAGAGGTATATAGCAATATCGAAAATGCTTTGAATGATTTTATTGCAAACTTGGACTTTAACGGTGTTATTTACGCCCAAAAAGTTATTGATGCAATCCAGAAGGCGGAGCATGTTGTGGATGTCTATATTGACAATTCTGCTACTGATCGGCAAGGCATCTTTGTCGCTCAGTATGATGATGACAACAATCTAATTCCTCGCATAACAGCAAATGATGGTTCTGTAATCTCTTATGAGGAACGTGTAGAGCGTTTCTTTGTACCGAATAGCGGGTATGTCAAGGAAAGTACCGGCACAGATTTAGAAGAGACTTTGCCTACTTGGAAATCTGCAATCGTTTTGAAAATTGAAGGCGAATGAGATATGCGATAAATTTCGACAGAATAATTAATCAATTGGTTCCATATTATCTTGGAGGCAGGCGATTGATATTGTTTTTGCAATCTTGTATGAAGCCCTTGCAACATGTGAATGACAGATTTGTGAGTTGGGCCAAAGAAACAAAGATTGAAGCCGCAATGACTTCTCAAATTTTCAAGTTGGAGTGGTTTTTGAATCGAAAGTTTCAAAAATATTTTGCAGATTCCACTCAACGGATTACTATTAAAAATGGAGAGAAAATAGGCACACCTATATTCAACCAAGCGGCTTCGGACATTCCAGATTCAGAGCAATTCATTCTATATCAAGGACCAGAAGCTGAGGCTGAAAACACTGCACAACTTTATCATAGCAATGAGTTAACTGAAGGCGCAGCCTATAGCTTTTTAGTCTGTTGCCCTGCATTATGGAAAGACGACACTTCTCAATTGTTGCGAGATGGTATAACTGAGAAAGAGTTTCTTGCTATGTTAACTCATTATGTGGACAAATATCGAATCTCCGGAAAAACATATAAAATCATATTCAATTAATGAAAGAGTTTAGCTCGCAAACCGGTGGACGCTTCACTTATGTCGATGATGTGCTCAACCTTCAAGAATTGGCATTAGCAATATGCTCTATTTTTGATGGTTGCGACAATTTCATAGTTTCAGGCTGTGAAGTTTCGGGGTCAACAATAACACCGGGTATAGTATATTTGAATGGCAAGCTCCGCTCATTCACAGGGGCTACCGATATTCAATCGTGGCCTCAGTTCATCTATGAAGTTAATTCGACTGAAAATATCCCATATCAGTCTGGAGGCGAGAAGGTGGGTCGAAATATATGGGGTTGCGCAATTGGTTCTGTGGTTCCTACAACCATTACAGGGCTAACCGATAGCATCCCACAAAGTATTCGCATTACCTCTGCTGGTGGGCTTCGGTTGAAAGACGCTTGGTTTGGAAAATATGCTGTCCTAAGAGAAGCATCGGCCACTTCACAGTCTGCCAAGGGTACATTATTGGTTGAGAATCTTGAAGCGACAGGAGATGTAAAGGCAAGAAATAAGATTGCATTGGCGACACTGGGTGGTAATGCCCAGATGTATTATGACGGCTCCAATATGGTTGTTGAATCGGTTGTTGATAATGGTGCCACAAAATATCGAATGGTTGCTTCTCATGGTAGTGGTGGTTTTCTGTTTTACAAGAATTCCGCACTATTGGCAACATTGACAGATACGTTGATTACATTTGCACAACCGATTAATGTATCAAAAGCAACAGTGGGGTCGCTTGGCTTTTCCAGCACAAATCTATATAACACTTCAACTGCTGCGGATAACGGTGAACTGAATATTAACCTTATTGGTTACAAAGGCGCAAACACATATTATCGCAATACTGTGATCGGCAATGGCAAAGGTGCAAAGTTGATTAGTGTCAATGGCAAAAATGCGTGGGTTGATATGTTTACTGGCCTTACTCTTAATTCATCTGCTGAAACTGGCATTGTATTAAAGAGCAACAAGCCTAAGTCTGATGCGTCCTTACGCAAACTAATCAGCTGGCAGGATTCAACTGACAATGAAATGGCATATTTGGGTTACGCTGATTTGGCAAACTCCATTTTCAAACTTTACAATTTGCTTGGAGCCATTCAAATTGAGGGTGTTGATTACGTTAACATCGCCCCCATTATCCAAGAAAACGGTCAGCCATTGTCTGAGAAATATGTATTGAAAACCACTTTTGACTCTTCTATTAAAGAGAAGGTGGATGCAACGTTGGTTTACACCCAGACGGAATGCAATCAGAAATTCGCTATTAAAAATGGCGGTCTGGCTCAATTTATAACAGACAATAAAAGCAAAGACACTTTATGTAGTGAGATTGGGGCATTGACTTCAAGCGACTTGTCGGGCTATCCCACTTTGGCTAACTGTTTGAGTGATATGGCTAAAGATGAAGATGCTAAAAAGAAAATTCGTGATAATATTGGAGCTGCTGGAGTTGGAGATTATCAAGCTAAATTAACAGATACTGGTTGGGTCAAAATTAGTACCACGTTGTATGCCCGTCAAATAGGCAATGTTGTTTCCATTCAGGGGACTTTAAGCACTATTCATAGCGGCACAGTATTTACATTGCCCAATAATATCACTGCGCCCAGATATACTGTGGGGTATGATGCTCCAATGACCGATGGTTGCTATTGGAGTTGCCGTATTGATGGCGGAAAGAAAGCCTGCACAGTTACACGATGCAACCATCACGGAATGACTGTACCTATTTGTATAACTTATATGACATAAAAATGAAGATTCACACTGGAGTACGAGACGCAAAACGCATGGAACTCGCTGAATTGGAGGCCATGAATCGTAGTGTTATAGCCGTACAAGCAACAACATCAGATGAAAGAGAAGACACGCCGGTCGAAGAGCCAGAAGAAACCAAAAAGTCTCGGAAGAAAAAGAAAGAAGCGGACGTTTGATGAAACTCGAATAGGCTTCTTCTTAAAACATGAGGCTCCATTGGAATATGACCTAATTTTCAATCAGATCTGCGGAAACAGAACGCCAACCGCAGATCTGATTGAACAAATTGGCTATTCTTCACTTAATCCATTATTCAAAAAGCCAAAATTTAGAAGGGCTTTAATCGAATATCGGAAATATGGGCTATATTGCGGAAAGCCAATTACTTCTGATGCAAAAACTGAAATGTACTACATTTTGTTACGTCGGAAGACTAATCAAAAATTAGGGGGTGAGACAAAATAAATGGTCTCACCCTTAGTGTCTAATCATAAATTATTATTAACTTTGCAATCATAACTGAAACTCGGCTTGGTTCCGAGTCCGTATATCTTCCCCTTTACATACAATTTTCATTATCACATGAAAGAATTTTCTGTGTCCGTTAGGAAACTGACGGATGAAGACCTCATGCGGGAAGCGTGTGAGTGCACGTTCTTAGGGAAGAGTCACCAGTCACTCCTTTCTATCTACAAATCGGAACACTCGCCAGCTCGAACACAAATGTTCTGGATAAAGCTGGACAGAATCCCCTTATTTATTGCAACACACCTATTACGCCACCATGTAGGTTCAATCCCATTCCAGCTAACTTGTCGTGATGACCGAGAGGGTGGCAACCCCGGTCTTATTGCCAAAATTGACGCGATAAATGAGAAGCTGGCAATGTTGTTGTCTATGATTAACAATGCCAGCTATGGCACTCAGGAAGACCTTATTAGGTCTATAATTTCTGAATGCGATTGGCTGAAAGAGAACGCAGATCGTTACACCCCAGTAAATTTGGGTCTATGTCTTAATGCTCAGGCATTATTGGATATGTCAAAGTTACGACTCTGCACAGGTTGCGCACATCGTGAAACTGTCATCGTCTTTCAAGCGATTAAGGCAAAAGTTGCTGAGGTTGACCCAGAACTTGCATCATTAATGGTGCGGAAATGTGTCTATCGAAATGGACTTTGTGGAGAACCCCGCTGCTGCGGATTTAACCACTCGCCAGCTTTTAAAGCTGAATTGACTGACTATCTCCAGTATTTCTCGTCTAAACAAAAAGGATTGCTCCATGAAAACAGTAATTAAGCGAGATGGCCGCTCTGTGCCATTCGACCATACACGAATCGACCGCGCTATATTAGCAGCAATGAAAGAGGTCGGTACAATAGATTCTGATTTTGCTCTTGACATCGCAATACAGATAGGTGACAAATGCCCTGCTTCAATCACCGTAGAAGAAATTCAGGACTTGGTAGAAGAAGCTCTGATGGCATCCCCTTACAAAGATGTTGCTCGTGCTTATATCTGTTATCGTGACAACCGCAAGAAGGCTCGTAACAGAGAAAGCGACCAAACTATACTAAGCATCATCAACGCAGAGCACAATGACATCACACGCGAGAACGCCAATATGAATACCGACTCGCCGGCAGGCATGATGATGAAGTTTGCAAGCGAGACCACGAAACCGTTTGTCGACGACTATCTGTTGTCGGAAGAAGCGCGTGAAGCTGTCAACAACAACTATCTGCACATACACGACAAGGATTACTATCCGACAAAGTCGCTCACCTGCGTCCAGCATCCTCTGGATCGGATATTGCGTCATGGCTTTACCGCAGGCCACGGCGAATCCCGGCCTGCAAAACGCATCGAGACGGCCAGCATAATAGGCTGCATATCGCTCGAAACTGCCCAGAACGAAATGCACGGCGGCCAGGCCATTCCCGCGTTTGATTTCTATCTGGCACCGTTTGTGCGCAGCTCTTACATTGAAGAGGTGAAAAATCTGGAAAATCTGACTGGCCAGGATTTAAGTCATCTGTATAATGCCGAGATCAGCGATTTTGATAAAAAGCCGCTGGACGGTCTTCAGGGTGACGAAAGATTCCTGCAGCATGCCATAAACCGTACCACCTCACGTGTGCATCAGGCCATGGAAGCATTCATACACAACATGAACACCATCCATTCCCGTGGCGGCAACCAGGTGGTGTTCAGCTCGATCAACTACGGCACCGACACTTCGGCCGAGGGCCGCTGCATAATCCGCGAACTGTTGCTTTCCACATACGAAGGGGTGGGCAATGGAGCCACCGCCATATTCCCCATACAGATATGGAAGAAAAAACGTGGGGTAAGCTATCTTCCCGGCGACCGCAACTACGATCTTTATCAGCTTGCCTGTAAAGTTACCGCGAGGAGGTTTTTTCCTAACTTTGTGAATCTTGACGCCACGTTCAACCGTCATGAAAAATGGGATGCCAATGATCCCCGGCGCTATGAATATGAGGTCGCGACTATGGGTTGCCGTACCCGTGTGTTTGAAAACCGCTATGGTGAAAAAACATCTGTGGGCCGTGGCAACATCTCATTCTCCACAATCAATATAGTGCGCATTGCCATCGAGCTGATGGGCATACAGGACAAGGAAGAGAGGATACACCGCTTCTTCCGCAAACTCGACGAGATACTTGACGTGACCGCCAGGCAGCTGTGCGACCGTTATGACTTTCAGAAAACTGCTCTTGCCAAGCAGTTCCCGCTCCTGATGTCGCGTCTGTGGAACGGAGCCGACACGCTTGGTCCCAACGACACCATCGAGTCTGTCATAAATCAGGGCACACTCGGAATCGGATTTATCGGTCTTGCCGAATGTCTGGTAGCTCTTATCGGACAACACCATGGCGAAAGCGACGAAGCACAGGCGCTCGGCCTGCGTATTGTCAGCCACATGCGATCACGGGCCAACGAGTTCTCTGAACGCTATAATCACATTTTCCCGGTGCTTGCCCCTCCGGCCGAAGGCCTTGCCGGACGGTTCACCCGGCGCGACCGCAAATCATTCGGACAGCTCTCCGGCATCACCGATCGTGAATACTATACTAATTCCAACCATGTGCCTGTCTATTACCACTGTTCGCCGCGACACAAAGCCATTATCGAGGCTCCGTATCACGAACTCACGCGTGGCGGCCATATTTTCTATGTGGAAATAGATGGCGATGCCACTCACAATCCTGAGGCCATTGCCGACATCGTGGATCTGATGGACAAACACAATATAGGCTACTGTTCGGTAAACCATAATCGCAACCGCTGCATGTCATGCGGCTACGAGGATGCTTCGGCCGAACTCACCGAATGCCCCAAATGCCACAGTAATGACATAGACCGTCTGCAGCGCATCACCGGATACCTTGTAGGAACCACTGACCGCTGGAATTCTGCAAAACTTGCGGAACTCAACGACAGGGTAGTGCATCAATAACCACACATGTACGACCATAACACATCTTCTATATTAAGTGTGCTTCAGATCGTGCCGGGAACGTCAGTTGACGGTCCCGGTCTTCGCACTTCGGTCTACTTGGCCGGATGCACCCACAGATGCCCCGGATGCCATAATCCCGCGTCGTGGGATTTCAATGCAGGAACCCCGATGTCGGTCGATGGGATCATGTCGCAGATCATGGCCCACGGTTTCAATGTGACACTTACGGGCGGCGACCCGCTCCAGCACCGGTCTGTAGAAGCACTTCGCCGCCTTGTAAGGGCTATACGTGCCGAAGGGCTGACTATATGGTGCTATACCGGCCACACATACGATGAGTTACGTGCGATGCCTGATATTGCGGATATTGTGGACTGCTTCGAAGCCATTGTCGACGGTCCGTATATCGCCGCGCTTCGCGATCCCTCGTTGCCGTTTCGCGGATCCTCCAACCAGCGCATTCTAAGGCCCGACGGTTCCGAATGGCATAGATAACCACATTATAGCCAAATATAAAATCCGGCATGTCATCATGGCATGCCGGATTCGCTTTTTTATCTGTCTGGATTTACTGTTTCTTGGAATCTATCTCTTTGAGCAGTTCGTTCACAGCGGTGATCAGCTGGTCGTCAATGCCCGCAGCCAGACGCTCGGGAGTGTTAGCTACTCGGATGTCCGGTTCTAACTGCTTGTTTTCCAGATAAGAGCCGTCAGGTAGACGGTATCCGATGATGGGAATACCGAAATACATGCTCGGGTCCTGCAGTGTCACCCAATTCACCGACGTCATGGTGCCCGGCACAGGCATACCTACGAGTTTGCCTATACCGCGGTGTTTGTAGACCCATGGAGTGCCGTAGGCGTTGCTGTAGTTGGCTTCTCCCTGTA